TGGATGTGACTTACATCGCCCCAACGCCTGACAAGGCGTCGTAAATTTTTGGTGCGGAAGTCACACGCCCAGCACTTCGCTACATTCTTGTCAAAATTGACTGACAGTTTGGGTTTGTGGTGCGAGCAGCATCGGGAAGGGTAAAGAAATTCCTTGCCTTGGCGGTATGGTCTGCCAAGGATTTCATCAAGGATTTTCTTTTTCTTCGCTGAGTTAGGGTCGTTAAACAATCACAGTCCAAGTGCTTTGAGTTGTCTAATCGTATTATCCACGTCATCTGGATTATGTTTAATAGCGATGCCGCCACCCTCTCGGAACTCGTTGACATATTTGTCACGGTCGTCAATCAGAAGTCCTTGTTTTCCGTTCCAAACTCCGTAGGGCTTCTTGCTGTCAGACAAGTTAACTTTTTCTAGTGGCAAACCCAACTCACGCTGGACCCATACTTTCTTTCCGAGTTTCGAACCTTCTGCCATTGGAGCAGACAAAATCTCCAGCCCTGGGATATCTTTGATGTAATCCCAGAGTTCTTTGCCACCACGCTCCCAGCCGAGATTGGCCCAGAGAGAAGCGTTGTCTTCAACCAGTCGGTACATAAAGTCTCGGATCCGCTTGTTGCGTCCGAGGCTACCTTCTTGGTCAGAGCGGGCGATGTGCCACTTGTTGATTTCTACGTCCCAGCCGCCAAGCTCTCTAGCTGCGGCTCGGGCAAGCTTGTAGAGCTTGTAATCAGGACTGCCAGAGCCTTTCAAGGCTTTGTACTTTTCCTGATTGCTCGCAATCTCTTGGAATTTTTCGTTCATATATTCTAGAACGCCACCCTCAAAGTTGACGAGGACGCCATCCATATCGCTAAAGACTTGGTACTTCATAGGAGCACCTCCCTTCAACATCATAATACCACTAGTTTTTATGAAGTCAAGCGGTTAATCAACTAAAATTATTTTTTCCGTAAGAAAACCTTTGTTGTTCTTATTTCTGAGAAGGTATTCTCCAGCACGGGCTATAACAACAGCATCTGCTCTGTCGTCTGTGCCCTTCTTGTAGTTGCGCCCACCTCGGGCCATCTCATATTTAAACGCTGTTTTTTCTTTCTCTATTACAGCCTCAATGACCATCTTTTTTCTTTGCGGGCCTTTGGTGCTTCTTGGGAAGGATAATCCGTAAAGAGTTCTAGCAGTATTAACATTTATGTATGTTGGATCCTTTTCAAAACACTCGAAACAAATCCAAGAAACTATACCGTTGAACTTAGCCAGCTTAATAATCGTATCCGCCCGAGACCGTCCTGGTAAAAACTTCTTTAACGCAGTTTCGATAAAGACTTCCGTTATGTTGTATTTTGATCTAAGCGTGTAAAGTTCAGCGCCAATAATCTCTGCTTTTTCAAAAATTGTTTGTGCTTTTGATATGTCCCAGCCCTCAACATTAACTAAGGCTCTGCTGTTAGTATCTATTACTGCAACTCCAACCATAGTGGTTGATATGTCCAATCCCAAAATCATATACTGAATATATCAGAAGTCAAGCTTAAGTTTAAATGTGTAAGAATCTGTTTCTTTTTTCAACACAGGGGTAGCTAGTTTTGCAATACCTAAAAGATTTTTATTGTCGTCATAAATCGCTATTTTACTAATGAATGTTTGTTTTTCAAAATTATCTTCGTAGTTACAAAACTCAGACTCAATGGTGTTTTTAACTGCTATCTCTTTAGGTTCAACATAAGACGAACTATCAAAATGAACCAACTCTTTCCAATTAGAGTAAGAAGATGAAATCCAAGTTGGATTAAGGGAGTTGTTTAATTTTCCGGCTGGTGCGTGTGCAAACATTGTCATAGTTGGTATTGTGTTTTTACCTCTAAAGCTCATCACAAAGTGACTAGAACTTGGAAAGTATCCAAAGTTAGTGTCTGTCCTAGTGGCTCCTCCGGGTGCATGATCAACTCCGTCTGCTGGGGCTATGCCTTGACTTCCTGATGATCCCGTATTGTATGACCAAAAATATGTCCAATTTGGTCTAAGTCCTAGACCTGCACCATCAGACCCTGTGGCCGAGTATGAATCTAATATATCTTCGTCACCATTTATAGGCACCTCATTGTATAACAATATAAAACCTTCATCATACAAAACAAGCCCAACAGTAGATCCGCTAACCATAGATCCCGGCTGAGTCGAAATAAGTTCTCCGTTTTGTTTTTCATCTCTGCATCGATCCATCAAAGTCCCGGTGTAATAAAACTCTAGATCCACGCTGCCTTTTTCTATGGTAGTTCCATAAAAAATCGATGGTATACTTATTAAGTTTATAGCGCCCGTCAAGAAAGGTGGAATGGTTGGATCAACTGTTTTGCTTCCAGAAAATGTGTATAGTGACGTATATCTTTTATACTTTTCAATTGTTGACCTCAGAGATAGCAAGTTTTTGCTTTGACTAAAATATAAATCTGTTGTATTAGCAGCTACAAATACTGGGTTGCCCGCCACCTTTGGGGCAGCGTCTCCAAAGTAAGTTCTGCCACCATAGATATATTGCCTAGCAATACTCGAAGTTAATGGGAATGCTCCTGTAATTTTTGTTCCATAATCCTCTTCGCTATATGTTCCAGTGGTTATGCTTCTAAAAGACATGTTTGAGCCGTCTTTTACGACATAGGCATAACTGTTTGGCTCGGCGGCTCCGCCACCAAAACCAACCTCAGCCGCTTTGGCCTCAATAATAGCACTAGCCGAGTTTGCTACTAATATAGGGGTGTTACCCCTAATACCAGATTTTGAAGGTGCTGGATTCATGTGTCCTGCGCCGAGTTCGTAAAGCTTATTCATATTCTGGGTTAAGTTAACCACTGCCCCATCACGAACAGCTTCAATCCCCAAAATAGGGTAACGCTCGCCGGCCCTGCTGATCCCTCCAGCCGTAGCCTCAGAATTATTGGTTCCGTTAGCTAACTTGACAGCATTTTCAAAAGCTCCAGCGTGAGCGCCGCCTGTAGAATATCCACCTTGCGAGCCTACTTTAATAAGGGCTGTAGCATTATAGCCCTCTAGCAATACAGGAGAAACCGAAGATCCATCGGAAGCTGTTATGTTGTTATAATAAACAGGAGCATCAGGGGCATAGTTGCTATCATATTGGAAAACAACAGCCACACCGCCTTGATCTCTTAATACAATTGTGCCTGATTGTACGTTTGCTGCTGTCGCTGCCTGAAAGGTTATACTTCCTGTAGCAGCACGAGCGACAGATGTTCCTGAGATAGCTGTGCGATCCACATTCATCTCAAGCAGGCTCATAGAACCCGTGCCAATATTCTGTCCCTTAAATCTGGATTCGTCAATATAGAGCGATCCGCTATAGGCAGTAAACCTCTTACCCGGACTAGTCTCTAGGTTGTTCTGGAATATGTCATCTGGACCAAACTCGTGGAGGAACGGCATTTTCCACCTCCACTAATAGTCTAATCTAACTCTCAAAGTGAACTCATTCGCTGGAGTTTTCTTGAGCGGTTCGCTTAATTTTGCTACAGCTAACAACTCGTTATTTGCACCATACAGTCCGACAGTTGTTATATAGGATACAGGAGAATCCTCTCTGCTTTCCTTAACTCTTATTTGACTCTTCGAAAGATAAGTCGGATTACTTGAGTAGTTAAAGTCAGATGCATTTGCACGGCAGAAATAAATTGTTGAATTTAGTTCTGTAGTGTTAGCAAAATAAATATCTTGTAGCCTATTGCGTAAATCGTCTGCTGTACCACTAATCGAGTTTGATTGTAGGTCCTCATCAATATTAAAGTTTGAGGCACTACTCATTGTGACCTTGCCGCCTGTATTGGCTGCCAAATTGCCGCCCCATCCATAGAGTTCATTTCCAAGTAGACCACCGCTAGCATGGACCTTAAACAACGAGGAAGTAAGCACAGCGATACCGGCCTGATAAAATAACAACCCGCAAGCAAGACCTGAGTTATTGGGGAGGTTCGTGTTCAATGTCCCACTAGTCGAGGACGTAACAAACAAAATACCATACTCACCTGCTGGTGAATTAGTCTTGAACGAATTTGAGCCACTCTGGTCTTCAATCTTAATAACCCTGTTGGTTCTGGAGATCTGGTCATATGTCCCTGTTGGGTCCACACTAAACTCCATTCTAAAAGTGCCTTTTTGTATTTCGTCTTTTACCAACAGTCTAGAGAAGTTAAAGAACAAAGCATCGTGAAACTTTTCACCAGAGGTTAAATCACCATCTTTATCAAATTCTCTAATACTACCTGTAGCGTCATGACCAACTAACACCTGAGCCATTTGATTGTACAATTGTAGCTTTTGTTTTCCTTGAACATTTGTTGAGGCCGACAGGGCTGAGTTAGCGCTTAGTCCAACCGTAATATCAAATATATGGTTTGCGGAAGAACTTAAAAACGGGTAGTCAAAAACGCTTTGAAACATTCCATGACTAAAGTTTTTTACGTTGATTGATTCATTACCTACCAAATATGTTCCAGAGGTAATGGTCCCAGTTATCGGAATAGCCTCATGCAATTTAGTTCTTGTTGACTGTATATCAGAAGCCTGAAGTGATTTAAAAGAAGTTGCCATTATTTAACCCTTATTATACTTTCTTGACGAATCTTACAGGGATATCAACTCTGTATCCAGTTGTAAAACCTGTTACTCTAATTGTTGAGTCAATAAACCTAAACGAAGCTCCGCTGTTAACATAGTTGCTAGCGGTAGTTCCACCTAGTTTATCAAATAAAACGTTACTTGTTTGAAGATTTTCTGATGCCAGTAGGCGAAACGCAAACCTTGTTCCATAGCGACCACCATTAGTATCGCCAATTACTGAGAACGTATCGGCTGGCGAGTCATCATTTGTAGACCTATTAAATTCTGCCACACCCGGAGCTTGTCCATCAGGTGCTGCAAAATACTGTGCATTTGAATTCAAAGAAAAATAGTAGCTTGCAATGTTATCATCATCAATAAATGATGGTCTTGCAGCCGAAGTTCCATCAAGCGACAGAACCTGTACTAATCGATTGTCCATTTCTACGAGGTACTGAGTTTCTCTTAGGGCATCGGCGTTATCTAGTTTCTGCACCGACAAGTCTGTATTATCTATCCCTTGATCAAGACAAACAAACTGACCGGCTGTTGCAAAGCTTCGATTACCACGAACAACACCAATGAATGTTCTAAATGGCGATGTATTCGTTGCAGCAGAGAAAGTATCAGGATCAGAAGTGGTATAGTCAGTGGTTACCAAATAACCACCTACCGGAATATCAGTAAAGGCCGTTGTATTCTTATCAACGGTTTGTGATACCGTATCATTGTTTTTAATAACTGGCAAGTAAAGCAAGTCATCTCGAACATAAGAAACTAGTTTATGATTCATAATTGAAGTATTATTAGTGAATGCTTCAAGGACTGGCGATTGTAAAATGTTTACATCATAAAACGCAGACCCACTTGGATGGACACCTTCTGCTGAATTGCTATTTCTGTAAAGTGTATAATCAATCTCGTCATCACCAACAGCAAATTTTGCAATACGGAAACTGCCGTCACCTGCTGCTAACCTCTTTCTGCCGGTGTCTGTTAAAACCGCATCTAAAATGATATCACCACTGTTATCTAAAAACGCCATGTTGGCTCCCTCTTATGAATAACTATTATTGTTGAACGTCCTAGTTCTTAATAAGTAGTATTGTTTTCTCTTTTTATTCGTTTTCTCTTTTTTCGGTGCTTGTAAAGTCTAGGACTAAATCAACTTTTCTGCCCGTTTCTCTCGATGTAATTCGGACTATGAACTTATTTGCGGTAATGCCGTTTTGTCCTGTCTGTGGAACTAAACTTTTTTCTGAGGAGAAAAGACCAGTTCTAGAGTTTGTGAAGCCGTTTGCCTGACTGGCCTCGGCGAATGGCTCCACTTGAATATCTGCCCCCTTAATCTCAATGAACCTTTTCATCTTCTTGGTTGGTGTTTTTGAGGTTGATATTGACGGAACAAATTCTTTGACTATCGGAGTATAGAACCCTTCAATCAAACGAAGCTCAACCTCATAAATTGGAGTAGGATTTGAATAGAAAATTTTACCTGGGACATCCTCGGTAAGCGCCCTAAAGGTATAATAATATTTTCTGTTTGGTTCTATATCATCAACAAAATCAAATCCTGTTGCAAAGGTCTCACGGGGTGCTCCAGTTGACAAATTTAGTCTTTTAATTTCTTTGCCAGCAAAAGATCTATATAGCTGCCTTCTGTTAGCCACGTTTGTGTTAATTTCATCCGTGCGATAAATAGCTATTTCTGGAGGCCTTAGCGATTCCTTAAATGATACTGTGCCGCCAGGTTGTGAAGGGTCTAATATTCTTTGATTAAATGATAGATCCCTAAACACTTCAGCCTCTTCGTTATCAAATGGGATCGTAACTATGGCATTCTCCCCGAGAAGTTCGCCAACTGACGGCGATAGGTTTATCAAAATTTTATTACTAGTGTTTTGGTACGAGAAAATACTAACCTCTGGTGTCATTGGTGGGTATGGCATTATTTTTATAATTGGATACGACACGCCACCAACTATATAATCCGGTCGCCCCTGAAGCACAGGAACGGCAAAACCTCCTAGTTGTCCCCTTTGCCCAACATTTCTCCATCCACCAATAACAAGAGGGTATTCAACTATTTTTACATTTGGCGTACTGTCTATATTAAAAGAATAAAACCCCAGCGTTCCGCCCTCTGCTTCACGAGCATTGCGTCTGTGTAATATAGGTTCGTCAGGTTGAGGGTACTGTGCAAATCTAGTCCTAAATAAGAACTTTGAACCATACACAACATCATATGCATACAACTCATATTGATAATATTTATTTGATTTTACTTGTGTGTCCACAAAATTTATTACGTCTATCTCGTTAGTGTTAGCAAAATAATAGTTCTGTAAAACCTTTCTCCTGCGTGGGCTATGGACAGGAATCTCAGCAGAATATTTTACCAACTTATACATTATGGTTTCAGAATCGCAAAGTGTCTTTGTTCCCTCAAGTAACTTCTTATATGTAACAAGTCTGTTTTGAGACTGAGTTCTAACCTCTCTCCTAACCTGATTGGTCCACGCTGACAAAGCTGCCTGCCCACCGTTGCGTTCTCTCCACGGCCCATTTAAGCTGAGTTCAGCGAGATCATCTAAAGATAGTGCTGCTCTGGTGTCCCTGATCCAAGTTTCAAAATCATAAACCTTTGTTCGAGTCCTATCCTGTACAATCGCTATATTTCTTTCTCTTGAATCAAGCACGTCAGGACCTAAACGATCAACACCTCTTGGTGCAATGGCTCCATACGTTGTAAATATAAAAGGCATGATCTGTTCACCAGATGCATTAATAATTGAATTCACCATAGAGGTGGCTCCAAGACTTTGATTTAAAAGTTGATTTAAGCTGCCTTGTTCAACCATCGGAATGGCAACTTCATTGTAAAGAGGAAACTCATGCTTATATGCGTTAAATTCCTCAAACAAATTCATTGATGTAGCATCAGTTGTTTGGTTATAATATCGTCGAGCAATTGAGGATGTAAGATCGACAACAACATTGGTGTCCCTGGTTGCTCTACCGTACTGAATAAGATAATCAGATATACCTCGGTCTTCGCCTGATTGCTGTTGGGCTCTTAACCTTGGCAGTGTTCCCTCAATAAATTCATTCAACGTTACCAGTCCATCATAGCCTCTTCTAACCTCATCGCCCTGTGGGGATGAGTCCCAACCCCGTCCGGACAATCCACCAATCGGATCTGATCCGACTGCTAACTGATACACATATAGGTTTGGAAGAGCCGATTCAGGTATCGCTCTGTTTTCAATTTCATCAGTAAATCCTGGCAAATTGTAATTAAACACACCCTGTATTTTTGCTGGCTTAGGTATCTTAACCGTATTGGGTCGGTCTTCGGTGCCAAGATTTACAAGCCCGCCTGGATGTAACCTTGTTGACGGCACTTCGTCCAACACAACAGTGTAAGGGTCTCTAACAAAACTTGTTTTTGTTTCAAAATCATAAAATTCATAAACAACTGGCTCTTGTTCCCTTGCCAAGCTTATTCTCTCTGCCGTAGTTAAAGTTGCCTTTGCTGCCTCTAAAACTTTCTCAAGTCCATATCGACTAAATATTCGCTCCATAACAGCACGGATGGAGTCATTATGACCATCATACGGAGATAGTCTCTGATTATTTGGTATGTGTCTATCGCTGTAATACGGGTTGCCAACTTCCTCTATGATAAACATAGGATGATCCACTTGAAACTCTTCAAAGTTATCATAATCTAAAACTCTAAGGATTGATCTCATTCTAGGACTAACTGTCCACCGACGCTCGGTTCCTCGACCGCTCCGTACTACGTTTGCTGGTCCGCCAATGGTTTTTGTCAAGGATCCATTTTGTAATCCAGGGCCTCGGTTAGGTTGGTTTTCTAACTCAACAAGAGGATAGAATCTTCGAACATCTTCCATAGTTTCAAAGATTTCTGGCAATCCTGCCTCAGCTAGAGCGTTTATCTCTTCTATAAAGTTAAAAGGTTCGTTAGTGCCTGCAAAACTTGCTCCTTTGGGGAATCCTGTTGGGAAAACATATCCCTTATATCTTTCTTCTGTCCCCTCAAATCGCACAGGCACTCCATTACGAGCGTTAATAAGGTTAGTCTTTTCTTCAAAATCAACTCCCTGTACAATTGTTCTACGACCACCACCTCTGCTTCTATATCCACCAACATTAAAATTTACATTAATAGAAGTTGGAGACTCAACAGTAAATGCTTGATTAGCGTATGCGTTATTTGTTTCCAGGGGTGTGTACCTTATTTTATTCCTTATGTCTCTATCGCCACCCATCAAGTAATATTTGTTGATCGGATCCATTTTGTTTAGTTGGCGCTGGCCGATCACTTGCCTAATATTAAAATTAGGCGTTCTCTCGCCTGAAAGAACATTTAGTGAATTAAATTTTTGATCGCCATCTAAAACATCTGGCTGTATAAATTCATAGAACTCTTGTCCGCTGCCAACAAGTCCTCGCCCTTCATCATCAGTAATGTCTAAGACAAAAGATGCCCTTCGTTGGTTAAGCTCTCCTTGGCTTACCACAGGGGCCTGGTTTCCTTCATTTCTGTCGCCAGCAGGCATTCTAGTCCCCCCTCAAAATGAAATATCTATTGTAAATAGGAAGATCAAACATTTCTTTAAAGTCTATGTCAACGCCCTTGTTTAAGTTATTGGTGTTGCCAGAAACTTCGCCCTGTGTAACAACTAAATCATTTTTTGAAATATTCCTAACTCGACACAAAAGCGTTGTATTTGTTGATGAATTGTAAAAATCAGGTGTGAATTTTCTCCACACGGGACGTGAAGCCTTTCTTGAAAAGGTTGGATCACTTGGCCCACTTCTTGCTCCAAAAGGAATGTTCTCAAGGCTCTCAAAACCCGCCAAATATTCTATGACGCCTATTTGTTTATAATTCATCCAAAAAGTCAAAAACTTAGCGTATGTTTTCATCGGATCACGAGCGGACTTATATGGTGGGAAATCTTCATTTTGATTAATGTATGATATCGAGTCTGAAAAGTCTCCTACATCGACATCCTCTAGTTGCGGTCTGACCGCATCAAAACCTAGCCCGCCAAGAGATTTTGGTCTTTGAGAAGTTGCTACAACGAACATAGATTTAATTTGGTTTGGAATTTCAGAATATTTGTTTTCTATTGCACTTTGGACACTAATGTCATCTAGCCCTAGTTTATTAACATTTGCTACCATAGAATTAAAAGACTCTTGAAGATATGTTACTCCATCCAGCTTGGAATCTATTTGTAGTTCACCAAGAATTGCGAATGTTAATTTTGTAGGAGGCAAGCCAGCGGGAACTCTTGGCAACTCATCTTTGTCCAACGATGAGGGGTCAAAGACGGCTCCGTAAGTTCCGGTTGCATAAGGGGCCAGTTCTTGCTCTGTTGTCTTTAAAAAGTCTTTTGCCTCTAAGTCGGTATCTTCATTTCCTCCAAGAAAAGTCCCTATAATTCTTGGAGCGTCTACTTCAGGATGTTCATTGCCATCTTTGCCAATTTTAATAATTTTACTAACATTTTCCCCGACAGTAGGGACAGAAAATTGCTGTTCTATGCCCTCGTCAATTATACACCCCAAGGACGACAAAGAGTGATTAGCACTATTATATAAATCTCTGGGTGTTACGTCGAAGTCTTGTGCCGAAAAGAAGGGCAAGCTATTGTTGTGAGAATAAATCTTATTCTTAATAAGGTCCGAGAACAAGTCCGCATAGGTGTTGATATCATAGGATAATATATTCTCATCCTGCGACCTGTAAGATGTCTGAACTATGGTTTGTTTTCCAAAGTTTTTAATCGCTTTTGGAGTAAAATATTGGTAGCTAGAATTTTCATATACAGTACCGTCCGGGCTTGCAAACGAAGCGGGTGAGCCTGGCTGGTTGTAAGTTCCAAAATACTTGTTAAACTCTTCTCTTCTTCTATTGTTGAAAAAATCTCTAGAAAATGTTGGCAATCCTCCAGGGTTTGGTATGTTTCCGGCCACATCCTGAGAGAGATAAAGATACCCTGTGCCGTACCTTTTTCCAAATTCAAACAAGTCACTAAAATAATGTTTATGGTTTAATATATTGATTCTTGTGGGGGTCGTATTAGCAGACAGTTTTTGCAGCGCTGTTGTTGACTCCAAGGCCGGATCTTTTGGGAACTTGGTTTCAACTATTTGCTCTATGCCTCTTTTAAATAACTCCACGGTATCGTAAAATTGTTTTATACCATTTGGATCTTTTTTATTGACCATAGACGTTAACATATTAACAATGGCATCGGAACTTAATCCGCTAACAGGGATCATTTTTGTATATAAATCAACAAACTTTGTAATATCAAAAGTCAAAGATTCTAGCAGTGTTTGCCCATTGAAAGCTATCGAACCAAGCGGAACTAATCTTTCGTTTTTTCCCATATCATATAAACCAACACCATCTGATACTATGTCCACTTTTGTCTCAAAGTCGCCTGGTGGCGAGTTAACAATCATGTCATACGCTCCAATGGCACGAGATGATATTGAAGATAGAAGATTCAAGTATTTTCTAAGATACATTAAAGATGGATCATAAACATTAACTTCAGCGGCATATTGAAAAGTTCCCGCTGTTAAAGTCTTAAACTCCTCCTCATAGGTATCATAACCCTCATAGAAGCTCATTCTGCCTATGACAGTAGGATCTAAAAAAGCACCTAAACTTGGTATTAGAACAAGGCTTGGAATGACTTCCTCTGGCCTATAATATGACTCATCAAATTTTTTCTGTCTACCAAAAGTTAAATCATTTAGCGCTAAAGATGGCTCAATTCTGATTTGCCTTTTAGACATTATTATATCCAGACACTTTACAGTATCTTCTTCAACAAACCCCATATCTGGATTTCCATTTAATAAATCTCTTGCTGTATTAGGATTAACGTAGAGAAATGGGAACTCGCTTTTTTTTGATAAAAAAGATAGTTTATCAAATACAAAGCCAAACCTAGCACTATCATTTTCACACCTAGTTACCCAGAAATCAGAGAAAAAATTCTCCATCTTAATCTCTTCTGAAATTTTGTTGTCCAAGTCCAGGGTTTTTAGAAGTTCGTTGGTTGTAGCGTTAATCTGTCCCTTAAGATCAATAAGCTTTAGTTGTTCATATCCCCTCTCGTCAGACAATTTAGCGGCCAAAGCAGGGTTTGTTATTTCTGTTTCTATCTCATCTGGGGTTATTGCTAGTGATTTTTGCTGTGTCCTATAATTAAACTCTGTTCCCTTAAAGACCGATCTCTTAATAAAACTCATCCCTGTTTCTAAGAGTCTTTCCTCTTCTGCTATGGCATACTCTTTTGAAATGCCCTGTCCTTCAAGGAAGGCCGCATTGTCCATATATGTAAAAGCATAAAATCTTATGTTTGATAAATCAGTATTTGTATATTGTTCGGTTTTACCGAGCCTAAACTCAAATGTTTTCAAAACAATATTTTCCAAAACATAATTTTGAAACTGTTGAGAATTTGGTAAATCAGCGTTCTTTAAGACTGCCCTAACTTTTTTATCCTTCAGCACTCTACCGTCTTTGTCTTTAACTATTGCATCATTTGCTGGCACATCACATACTATGATACCCTCATTTGTTGATGTTTGGTCATAATAAATCTTGTCTTGTAAATTTGTTTTTAATATGTCTAAAATAGACTCTGACCCAAATGGTCCAATCGGTGATAAAAGTGCATAATTAGATGGACCTATGGCATTAATCAAACCGTTATAAAACTGATCGGCGTTTTCCTCTCCAGAAACAGACATCAATCCAGCACTATACTCATTCATCCTTTGTGTTATAAAGTCTAAATTTGAACCTTGATTTCCAAAACAAGCTATGATCCTAATCCTTAAATTATTGATGTAATTTGCAGTAGTATAAAATCTTGCAAACTCTGGGTCTTCTATCAATGGTTGTAAAATAGCTTCGGAGATTTTTGGTGTAACAGAAACAATCACCGTTTCCTCTCCCGCTGTCTCATCTGTTGTTTTTATGTCATTGGTTACAGTCACCTGATCTATGGTAACACTAGGGTAATTTGACGACAAGTAAACTAAATTAGTCTTATCCTGTAGTCCTGGTACCAGGCTCGGGAAAAATGTATTTTGATTTTGTGAAATTTCAACAGCCATTAAATATCATCACACGGATCAACAGGATCAGTAGGTCCGCCCTCGTATAAGGTTTCGCCTCTTATCTCTATGTCTTCAATATCATCGTCAACTCTTATTGATAAAAAGTACTCAACATAACTAGGATCTAGCAGCGGGATATTTTCCCCAATTATTTCGTCGTCACCAGATAAGGCCCTGGCATATTCATTTGGGTCTTCTTGTATCCTCATTCCCGCTGCGTCAACAAAATTATCGTTTATAAAATTTAACCTTTCCAGAGGTCTATCTTGCTGTTCCTCTCTTATTGGTGCCCTAAAAACTTCAATATCAAAATTACCGTTCACATTAAATATTGAATTAAATTCTTGAATATCAAGCAAAAGACGACCTTCCTTTGTTAATTCAAATAGATCCTCTGTGACCTCTCGCCCACCCCGTTGAATAACAACATCATTAGCATCAACATTAACTGTTATTTGGTCAATTTCATATTCCAACGGCAAACTAGAAGAAAAATAAGGAATAATAATTTCTGACCCAGAGGCACCGCTTCTTAGGGGAAACTCCTCAGTTCCAGATACCGACAGTGGTTCGCTGCCAGGCATAGTTTTTATTTCCCACGCTGGTGCAAAACTCTTAAGTGGACTACTAGTTCCAATCGGTCTAAGAAATTTAGCATTGGCCGGAGTTACTTGGTCGGGATTCAAAGCTCCTGCGTTTGTATTCTCTGTGTGTCTTTCACCTGTTGCCGTAAAAAATTTATGATTTCTTTCCCAACCGCCATCACTTATGACAGATAATCTTGGGGTTGTCTCAATTCGATCAACGATACTGTTTTGCTTTTCTTGGCTAACTTTAGGATTGTCTTTTTGTATGCTTCCACTTGGCGAAAACTCACTATCATAAAGCACATCATCATCATGAAAAGAATAAAACTTAGGAACAAACTTACCCATAGAAAATGACCGCTTGCCATGCTTGGTAAGTTCAATCTCCATTACCTGTTCTTTTCGATCAAAAAAATTAGCCATACAATAAATACATTCCGATATGAATTACTTCACTATTTAATAGCCGCCGCCACCGCCGCCGGATCCTCCTCCAGTACCGCCGCCACCTCTAGGAGGCTGCCCTGGCATTGAACTTGGTGCAAAGCCTTGCTGTTGTGGCTCTCTAGCTTTAGACATTTCTTCTGCACGGCGACGCTCCATCTGGGCAGGAGTCATATTTCTAAACTGTTCTGGTATATCCTCTTGTCGCATTTTACTCATATCAAATTGCTCTGGAGACATTGGTCGCTCCCCTGCGTTTGGATCTTGTTGCGGGAATTGTTGCCCTTCTGGTGGTGGTTCCATGCCCTCTGGTATCACGAGCGGTGGTAACCCCTCTGGTGTTCCCTCCCCCTGTTGAGCAAGAGCGTTCTGCGCTCCTGGGGGTAGTCCCCTAAATCCTTCAGGTGGTGGAGGGGCGTCACCAACACCCACTGGTGGTGATACGGTCGGAGCATTGATTCTCACTTGTTCCATTTGTTGGTTTTCAAGAATCTTTTTATTTCTTGCTCCACGGCTTCGAGCGTTTGTTTCCTGTTCCTCTGAGATATCCTCAACTTCTCTTTCTAGTTCTGGCCTAAACCCAACGTTGACAGATATTTTTCCTAATTCCACAAGGGAACAATAGTCATATGGCCAGTTATATGTATTTCCAGCGACCCCCAAATCATCGCTAACATATAGCCCCTTAGTGTATTCTGTTTTTTTCCGGCGCAAGAAATCTTTTTGTTCGTCTGGTAAGTTATCTGCTATCACGCCAAAGATGTTGTCATAAGAGAAAGACCCAGGTCCTCCGTTTAGCTCCTCAGACATAAATCTGAAAAAGGTGTCAACCCCACGCTCTTTAACTTTGAACACCATCCATTTAATCTCTGGTATGAATCCATCCTTAGATCCTACTGGGGCGATGTCGATTAGGTCTACCCTTGGGTGACCGCTTCTTGGAATACCCAACTCAAGCTCTTTAAGGATTAATTCTGGAAATATTGTTTTGTTACCAACGCCAGAAGCCCTGTCGCCCGGCATGTAGTGGTCAATCGCAGAAACGCTTGTTTTCATTGTAGCACCAATGTCGGGCATAATACCTTGCCACATATCCGCCAAATCCTGTCTGGAGAGCGCCACTGTGTGTTCAAGCAGATAGACTACGGGTATGTTAACATCTTCGTCTGTTGGCAAGATAGAGTCGTATTCATCGCCACCGAATGGATTAATAAAAGAAGATACCTTTGGATAGTTCGGAGGCAACAAGGATGTCAGTTGTTTTTTGAGAGATGGCGGCAAAGAGTATTTTGTAAAATTCTTTCTAAACTCTTTGACTTTTGGTCCCAAAGCAGACATATTGCCTTTCAAGGTTACAACCTTCATTTCCTGGCTTGTTGGCTCTAAATAAAATGGCATTGCTAGCACGGCCTCAGAAATTGTCTTTTCACCGCTTTCCGCTAATTGTCCAAGTCTTCTTGCTTTTTCTGGCTGGAAAGTGCCGGGAGACTGTATGTCGTCTTCTTTAAATCCAACTAGCCTAGCCAAGGAATCCACTTCACGATTAGAATCTATAACAAACTTAGGAACTTTCTTGACAACTTGAACTTTTGCCGTTCCAGACAAAACAGTGCCGGTCGATTCGTTAGTTCTCTGAGCGCCAGATCCTGTTGGATTCCCAAGAAGTCTTAACTCTGTTGAGTCTACTGAAACGTCCGAAATATACATAAACACACCCTCAGCAGATGAAGAGGGCATTACTCCATATTGATGCCACATACCTCTGACTTTTGGATCATGTTCTCCAACATTAACAGAGGAACTAAAAGCATAATCGTTATCTGCTGTTGGGAAGTCCAAGATAGGACACTCCCACTTAGGCATAATCACCCACTTATTTTGATCTCTTGGTGATACGTCTGCTGCATCTGTGGGATAAACATTGTCAATAACAAGAGATGCATCCAAATCTTGTCTATTTTGCCAGGCTCTATTGAAGCCGTAAGCAGGAACGCCATCGAGACTTAACACCTGATCGTTGGCCCCCATAAAAGATCCGGAGTCAAAATCATAATAGTATCCATTTTCGTTATTATATTCAACAAATAAATCTTCGCCGCTTAAAATCTCTCTTAGAGTGACCTCTCCTGACTTCCTGGGCACATAGGTAATTCGAACAACGCTCGGTCCATAAAAATATGTGGGCGTATACGGGGCAAACTCTGCTCGGTGATATGGCCACTCTTGCCCCTGAGGCAGTCCGCCGCTTTGGTCAGTTGTTGCAACAGTAAACAGTGGTGCCAATAAACCTCCAGCAAATGGACCTTCAACCGTAACGCCCGCACTGGGTTGGTCTGGCTGGACGGCGCTGCCAACAATCTCGGCTCCATTAAAGCGATTAGTGAACAACCTTTGTGTCATTGTCACTTCGCCTGTTGACCCATTCGCAGCCGAATCAGTCTTTAAGTCTCCATTAGTGTCAGCTAAGTTCAATGCGTTGAATATGGCCCCGCCAACAGAAACAGCATCACCTACACCTTGGCAACCTATGACATATTCAGTAGCACTACTTCTTGCTGGGCTACTAACCGCAACACTCTTGTCAAACAGGAAAGTAACTTCGGCTGTTTCGCCAGATTCATTAGACCCAGTTATTCCAATAAATTTGCCATCAAGAATATTTTCATCAAAGTTGTTTATTTCCATACTGGCTGTGGCCTGAGCGCCATATTTCACTGAATTGGGGGATTCTGCGTTTGGTCCAGCGGCTAGCATCTCGTTCCAGTCAAACGATCCAGTCGCTGTCGCTGGTCCAAAAGCTGCCGGGTTACTATACATCATGTGTCTATCAGTCTGCTTCATACCGATTTCCATAATATAGGCCTTGTCCTTCGAGACACTGACGGTTCTTGCTTCATTTTGTTGGGCAGCAGCGGCACCAGCGGGGTTATCTGCCGGGGCTCTAGATGGTATCTCTGCCACAAACTTAGACATAAATCCGCCATCTTTTTGTTTTTTCAAAAAGAACCTTGGTATGTTAGCCATAAAGTTTGACATACCTAAACGATACAAATCATCATCAAATTTCTGGAATATTGTTGATGTTACTATTCCCATAAATCCTTCTTCGTAACTTTGAACAAGGGCACCAGTTGTGGGGACAGAGGCTGTTATCTCTTGATATAGGACTGGGTTTGTGTCAGATAATACAATGCCTCGCTTGTCGGTTGAGATGTGCTCCATCGGCTTGAAAATACCCTCGAAAGGAATCACATCAGAATAAAACATTCTATGAGGGGCACCTCGGCTGCCATCTTTTAATTGGTCGCCATCAACTCCTGCATCTAACTTAAAGAAATCAAAATTATCAGCGGCACCTTCTTTTCTTCTTCTTCGACCGCCAGGAATTGTAATGGCAGTCTCAGATGATCCAGAGATACCAATGTCTCCTGAGGCTAACGAAAAGAATATTGATGCGCTAAGTTGTCCATGTGTAGGATCTTGGACCGAAGCGGATTGAATTGACCCCATACCCTTTCGCATAATTGGATATTGCACCCCAACACCCGCTTTAATAGAGTTATAAACAATCCCTGGAGCAAAGAATGGGCGGGATAACGTTCTAAATGCTCGGGGCTGTTTATCGTTATTTTCAGTGGGCGATGGTGGCTCAAGAGTTTTAAAGTTTGGTGCCCCATTTGTATAACCCTCTCCGCTGTATTCAACGGCGTGACCATATGATTGTGAAAAGAGCCTAGCCAATTCCAGGGTTCTTAACACTGGATAAAATCCTTCATATGGCAACAGTTTTAGTAATGCCTCTGACTTAATCTCAAGGTGCCTTGGGTCTTTGTTGAATTCTTGATCCTTTGAACCAAGCTTCATAAAGCTCTTTAGATATTCTGCTGCGTCAGTTGTAGCGTATCTTGGCAAGAACTCTCTATCTGCACTATTAAATGCTCCTCGGGTGCCAGTGTCATTTGTGGCCCCCGTTACACTTAGAGCACCAGATACGACGGTCCCAAAGCTACCCAACTCTTTATAGGTAGGCATAAGCTCGCTAATGCGATACTCAGGAATAATTGTATAATCTTTACCTAAGTTTCTAAGTTCTTGGTGCCAATCATCGTAATTATTATACCACGGAAATCTAGCCGGTGCAAGAGTATTCTTCTTGGGACCATCTACAAACTTTCTTCTTCTAGCAGCAGTCCAAGCCGGTCTAGTAACTGGTCCTGCTACTGCGTTAGCTTCGGCCACAAATTTAGCTGTCCTACTCGATATATCCGTCGTTCGTACTTTTTCTGTTGGGACGGTATAAATGTATTGCGGCGAGTTTATGCTTGAAGTATTAAATCGAATGCCGCCTAGTTCCGAACTGCTGTTAGCTGCATTACCACTCATAACAATGCCATAGTGAGGCATCATTAGTTCCCCAGCCGGCATTGTTGATGCCATACAGAAAAGAAGATTTGTACCAAGGTTTGTTCCGCTATAAGTTGAGGAAGGAAGAACACCAGAAAATTCTGCGTAGTAAAAAGAGTCTAAGGGCCACTTTGAGCCAGTACCAAAATTTCTACTACCATCGCTACCAATATAAGGAGTAACCTTTAGCGGCGGGGTCCAGCCTGCATTCCCAGAGGCATTACCTTGGAAAATTGCAACTGGAAATTGCTCGTCCATCCTTACAAAGTAATCAAAAGACGATGAGTAACCTCGACCAAGAGTTTCGTCAGTAACCCTTCTTTCCCAGGTATTGTTGAACTTTGATATATTATCGTTATGAAGAAGCCCTGAAAGTTCTGTTATGTTTGTTTGAAGGAGTTCTTGCAATGAGCCTGTTGTTTTATCAGACCGCCAAAAGCTGTTTTCATAGAAGTTTCTCGCCCGAGTAGCAGAAAGATACGTGTATATTTCTTTTGGATAAATTGTTTCTTTATAGCTCATTAGTTTGATAAGCTCAACTCCATCGACAGATGGGTCAACGCCGTCAACAAAAGTATCCCTAATAATTTCGTAAGGTCTTTTATGAAACCCAAGCTTAAAGTCTTGTTTGTTTCCTAAATCTATATTCAGACCCCTGTTGGCAAACCCTTGTAGCTCGTTTCCATAAGAATATTTAACACTTACGTCAACTGATTTTTTCTCAGTTAATGCTGCTGTACCTCTTTTTGTCTTTATTTGATGTATGATTGGCTTGTACCTAGACGTCACTGGTGGCTCTTTGTATCGCTTGGCAATGTGATGTATAAGTATGTTACCACCACCACCAGAATAGACCTGCAAGGCGTTGTCTGAATCTGTTACTGTTGATTTTTGAAAGTCTTTAAATGTTTCCATCTTTTCTGTAGCAACTAACTTTTTACCCGTTTGCTGATCGACAGATTCTGCTTTTTTCGTTATATGCGTAGCATCGATTAAGTAAAAGTTCTGCTTGGCATTAAACTTTCCTTTGCCGGTATATTGCCCAAACCTTGTCTGGGTCCAGGGTGCCCATAGTCCTGCTCCGTTTCTTTCCCAGATATATGTGAACCCTCCAGCCGAATTACTGAAGATGCCCTTTGCTTGTGCAGCAAAAGCGTTTGGATACAACTTATACTTTTCTGAATGAGCAATTGACGAAGTGTATAAAGTTATATCGGACGGGAATCTAGATGCAGATAGGATAAAATTGTGAAAGTTATCTCCAACATTCTGCTCAGGATAATCGCCAAGATCTTGTTGCGAATGAGACAGGGCCATAAACCAAGCGTATCTATCGCCAGCGGGTATTGGCCTTGTAACGAAAGCATTGTCTCTAACCGTACCAGTTGTCATAATTGGCACTAACGGAGATTGAAGATTGCCGGAAACTAATTCTATTCTTAGTGTTCCGTTTCTTTGTGTCTTGTGGACAGCAACCAAAGATGCAGTAAGCACAGACAATGGATCACCATGGACAGCAGGCAATCCACCAGAAGGTATAATTATACCCTCATTAAAAGCGCCCAGGTCTATGGAGTCATATCTGTCTAGTAACGTTACCAAAGATGAAGTCTGAAAACCACCAAAACCAGTGTGTCTTCTCAGTAAGGTATTGTATCGCTGTCTAACTTTTATATTTCTAAACGGCAGCGCATTGTTTGGAGAAAATTGATCAGATGTTCTATCTCTAAATAACTGTTTGGAATCTTCTTTACTACCAGGCGCAGAGAATCTATCAGCTATAATTGTATTGTTTGTTCTAACTCCCGATCTTTGCCTTGGTGCTGTAAATTCAGCGGACCCAGTTAATCCCTGGTTTCTCCTTGGTACATCGGTCAAAAACGCCGATGGCATCGTGCCGCTCTGTAATGATAAGGAAGAAGTATGATAAGCATCGGGATTAAAAGCAAGATCCATATTAGTGGCCGCACGATTTGAGGTATTTACCACTTCGTAAAACTTAGAGAAATTGCCCAAGACTCTAGCACCACCCTCTGGAGCTATATCCGTTGTAAGTGTTTGTATGTTTGCCACGTTTACAGGTCTAGACGCTCCCGTACCTCGTTTATATTGCCCTTTCGGAGTCTTTGCTGCTGGTTTATCAAACTCACCGGCACCATCTGCAATCTCTAACTGATAAGATTCTTTTCGAACATTATCGGATTGATTAAGTTTGGCACCCACAGGTGCTGATCTGGCTTGTTGTCCGCCGACGTGAGCATTGCTAAATGGTGTCTGCATAGCAACAGGTCGAACATGAAGGTTTGCCATGTCAACATTTGTTAATCCGGCGTCCTGTAGTTGCTTTTGATAACCAGAGGTAACAGTTGAACTTACCGGAGTAAATGGTAGCACAATTTGCCCTTGAAGATCTTTCCCATCCACGGAGGCACTTAGCTGTCGTTGAGATTTTTGATTTGGTATGATAACATCTTTATTATCTTGGTCAAGTTGAAGACCACCAAACTTAACGTTTGCGTTTCCTACCTCGGATTTCTTTTCTTTTGTGTTGCCAATACCTTGATTAGTTGGTTGATTTTCTTCTGGCAAAAATGCTGATATCCCTACTAATCTATTAGGAGCATAATAAGATTGTGCCTGTCTGAAAATTGCCTCTCTAGTCGCCATAACGCCAGGGTTGGATTGTGAAATCGTAACCGTATGTCTTTCGGCCCTTGTCATCCACCAAAAGGCATTTTGATTTTCGGGGGGCGGGGATTGAGGCAGCGGTGCCCTTAATTTTGGGTAGGCTATAGAAAATGGAGTACCAAATCTATTTTCAACTCTAATGTTCTTTGGCCTTGTGACAACTTGAGGCGGAACTACAGGAGCACCAGCTTGAGGTGTATTTTGTCGGGCTGGGGTTTGATTATTATCAGGTGTTTGACCAGGCGCTTCATTGTTACTAATAACATTAGCTTCATTTCCGCCAACCCTGGATTGACGGAAAGATTTTTTCCTGTTCCCCATAAATGTATATTTGAATTTTGCTCTTTCAAGAAGATGACTCTCAACTATATTTCTAACGCCAGGAGCAACTTTTGCTGAAGCCGGAAATAATTGTTCTAACATCTCGCCAATAGACGAATCGAGCCACTTATAATAATCGAGATATTTTTGCAAGTCAGGAATATTACCAACTTTAGAAAAGAATATTTGCCTAAGTTTTTCCATAGACTTATAGTTTGGTCTATACCTATTAACAGGGTCTCCAATTAAGTTATTTAATTCTTCTACAGACGCAAACAAATGTAGCATTCTTTCGGAAATGCTTCGATACATGCTTTTTTCTATAGCATAGTAAAAAGTTTCTGGCCTTAGCATTGGCGCATAAGCTGCCTCGTCCAAGTTTTTAATCTTTACCATGTCACTACTAACAGCGTATTCCGGTAACTCTAGCCTATCTGTGTATATAAGCTCTTTTCTAATTGGTGTTGAAGACGCTGGGAAAAAATCTCCACGCCCTGTGTGCTGTCTTGAGTTTATGTGTTGCGGTGACTCGTGGAATAAATCACCACCACTTCCTGAATCCAGAGACCCTGACGAAAAATCATTAACGTTGAATCTTCCAGAAGCATCGCTTCCAGTTACATCAGCAAAGTCCCAATGCAAGGCAAGAGTATTAATTTGAGGGACATAAACACCAGGGTTTTTACTCTGGAATGTGTAAGCTTGTCTTGTTGGGTTAAGGGTACCATAACTATCAACACTTCTGGCGTGCATATCTATTGCACCAGTAGGTAAAACGTCTGTCCAATACCTAAGACTTGATGCACGAACATCACTAGAGGTTAAAACTGTTCCAGTAAAGTTTGTTCTGTGTGCGCCAACATAATATCTTTTTGCAGCAGAAACAATATCAGACCCAGACTTATAAGTTAGAGACCCTGTTTTGTAATAACTCTCTTGCCTAAGTCCTGAATCATAGTTAACAGCATAAAAATCTATATCATACCCATCATGAACATTTGCATTTGCTCCAGAATTTTGTGCAAACGGAAATCTTTTTGGGTGGACAGACAACGCAATATTCCACTTCTGATTATCGTACACATTTCTAAACACAGGCGATACTATTAGTTCGTTGTTATGTCTGTCTAAGACCTTAAACAAAACATCTTTAACTTTGTAATCTGGCGAAATAACTTCGGCCATCTGGGACGCTGATTTGATAGCGACAACTTGCAACCCAGAGTCCGCATTAGGATAGTGCCAACTTGTGTCCGTGGAAGAGGACAATAACTTGTGCTCACCTCGTGGCGTGTGCCAACCAAACAAAGATGACGTGACAACATGCATTGGCGTGTGCGAAAGTGTATCAACCTCTTTTTTGTTTGGGAATACAAACTCACACTCAGCAGTAAAACCAAACTCTATTAAGCTAAGGCTTCCACTACTGCCACTTATTACACCATATGATTCTGGAAGATCTGAATTAGGGTATTGATAAACTGAGGCGTCAGAGGAGTCTCTGTCTATTAGCCCTGTAAAATCAGCAAACTTTTTATTGCTGGTGTCTGCTCTATAGTTGTTGTCAAGTTTGTATGTTGAGTTATCAGAATATATGTTTACTTTTAATATTTCTTCATCAATACCAAAGCACCTGACTAAATTTCTAATAGCCTTTTCATTTCCTTTTGATTTAAGGACATGGTTTAGGTTGTTGTAGATATTTTTGTATATCGTGTTCTTTATTGAAGACAAGTCGTGTTGAAAATTCAAGCTGCCATCTCGCTTTAGAAACTGTGAAAGCAGGTCCGCATTTTGAAAAAGTTCGGGCGCTTCAATACCCAACTCCTCAACTAAACGATCATTATGTGGAAACTCAAATATACTACCAGTAGCGCTACCACTAATATAATCCATAGATTTAATACTTGTTAGGTAAGAAATCTGGGAAAATACAGTATCAAAATATGTTGATATTATTTGAGTGGAGTTTCTAAGTTCAGACCCAAACTGTGAATCCTCTTCAACCACCCAATCTGGGAACGTGTTTAAGATAAACGATGAGTTTGTTCTATCGTGCTGTTCGCCTATTAATTTTAGTTCGTCCCGACGAACAGTCAAGGCGGAAGCCGAGGGTATAACTATTGGATCTTCTGGTTCTGTTCTAGCTGCTACCGATTGAGTTAAGGCCTGCAATGTGATTGCAGAGCCCGTATCCCTAGCACCGGCAACATATCCAGTCCACGTCCCGTTTGATAACCTGCCAGAATAGTCAAGAACTACATTGTCAACACTACTGGTTCCAAAAACACCCTCGTTAAACTTATAATAGACTCCAAGTCCAACATTGGCGTCCTCAGTGTTTGTTCCGCCATTAACGTGGGTGAACCAGTTTCTTCCTATATCTTCACCTGTTCTCGCTGTTTTCCAAAATCTAAATTCGTCTATGGAGCCTGAGAGTTTGCCTCGACCCTCCATTGAATTAGCGTCAGAGACACCAGATGGAGCAACACGAAGGGCACCGATATTACCTATCAGACTTCCAGTCACAAGGCTAATTTGCCCCGCTTGATGACCGTCGGGAGCAATGCCGGTTTCGTGACAAACGCCATTAATATAAAAGTCGATTGTTGGAGAACTCTCAGACGTATTAAACACAAACGCAAAGTGATTAAACCCACTACCTGTAATATACTTGCCCACACCCCCAGTGGTTGGTATAGATTGCGTTACATAGCCCTTGGTGCCTGATAACATTGTAACCAAGAACCTGTCTTCCAGACTTTTTGAAAGCTCAATTCTTAAATTACCATAACATCCATTGGTCTCGTCATCATCTACGGATCCTGTGGATACACCATTCCACAAATCAAATATAACTTGCCTTGGCGACTGGGCAGTTGATACAGTGCCACCGCCGGGTATATCTGATTTGGATAGAAAGAACTCAACCGTAGAGCCACTTGGTCCGCCGAATTCTAGATTATTCTGCCTAAAGTTGGACGAAAATACAGTGCCTGAATGTGGTCCGCCCTTAATCTGTATATACTCAGTCTTTGGCGATGAAAAATAATGAGAACTATGAGATACGGCCGTGCCGTAGTTAGTCCCAATGCTAACAAAGCCTGTTGACTTAGGATACCTTTCATTGAAGATATATTTTTCTAGAGGATTCAGATCATTATAAAACTTTTCTTTCTCAAAGGCAGACCCATCATAAGGATAATTTTGGAGAATATAATTGAAAGCGTTCTCATAATATTTTTCAGCAGAACCATACTTTGCGAACTCTTCTGGGTTTCCGTAATCCAGAGGAGCGGTAAATTCATTTTGTCTTCTTACGCTTTGGCTTAAGTGGTTAGCGGATTCCATACCTCCGCTCAAAGCGCCTACAGCACTACTTTTAAGGTACTTTCCTACAGATTTTCCTTGTCTGTTTTTTTCAAATAACTTTTTTATGCTCATACGGGTTCTTCATCAAGCTTAAATTTAAATATTTCAGGCTGCTCTACATACTTTCCATTTAAAAGATACACGAACTGCAACCCATAAGCAAACCCCTCATCAAGCATGGTGGTATCAAGTTCAAAATAGTTTCCGCTAATGTCGTAGGACATTCTTGTATGATTATATGTTCCTGTGCCGTATGGGACAATCTCTAAGTTATCAACAACTCTATATAATCTCCAGTACGCATCCTCTATTATTTCTGTTGGCGGTTCAGAGGAAGCGACACTATACACGTTAGGGCTCCAATTTTTCTCTCTGGCATAAACTCTAAGGACAGGTTTTTGTCCCTTAACGTAAGATTTTTTAAGGTTTGTAATATCGGTAATGTGTTGAGTTTCATATTGAGCAAAACTTGCAGTCAGCCCCTCTAAGTTGATTGAGCCTGTAAAATATTCAATGCTACCGGAGTGCCACACATCGTGAACGGTAGTCAAAGAGCTAGTAATAGCAAAAGAACAACTATATATTCCCGTCTTAGCCATACCGCCCTCAACAACTATTCCGCCTGTTATCTCTTGTTGAACAAGTCCGTCCGTATCAAGAACATGAAGTCGATGGCCGGTTGGCAGATTATCGTTGCTTCCACTATAAAAACTAACGTATATTATCTGGTCAGTGCCAACTAGGCTAGGTATGTCTCTCAATTGTCCCCTTATCCTGTTATAGAGGTACACAGTGTTGAGATTATCCGACGGTGGGGCCAGGGCACTGGAAATCAGAGTAACCCCTCTTTGGTCCTTTCTAGAGGAGTCCCACCTGGCTTCGATATACGGTCTTTTCAGAAAATAATCGCTTGTTCTTCCAAAAAACTTCTTTGTAAAAAATGAACCAGATGAACCAGATATTATGTCGTCATCGTGTTTTATCATAAATCCGAAATTAGAAGCTGTCCCAACACCATCTGCTCGCCACAAATCTACTGCAAAAGTAACATCAACATCCAAATCTTCAGCACCACCAGAGAGGTAAAAGCTTGACGAATAAGCAGTGTCTCCGCTACTTGCACTATTGTAAAAGTCTCCACCTTCGTGCTCCCAAGCTATCAAGTTCGAACTAGATATCCAGTTACAGACTCCAAAATCTGTATACTCGTTCATATCCAGTCCCCTGCCTTCGGTCCAAAAATTACCACTAACAACAGCAACCTTTAATGGGTACTCATAGGGCAGACTATCAGCATGAGGAGCATTAAACATCTTTAGTCTATACTCCACACTCGAAGATGGAATAACCCCATCATTAATGTCAGAAACTATTGAATCTATTGGAAACTGTATAAGTATTCTTGCCTGTTCAGCATTTGTGGCATCTATAGATGCGGTGGTTTGCCCATGAATCACAAAAGCCTCTAAAATATCGGACGCCCCCATATTAGAGCCTGTCCCTCTTGTACGAAGGTTAGCTTCGAAAGCATTTGTAATTGTGTTATCCTGCGTAGCAAAATATCTCTTAATGGCCATTACTTAATAACTCCCGTTACATCGTCTCGTGGTGACAAAACATCTGCAACTGCGTCTGGCGGTATTATTAAAAATCTTCCATCATCAGACATATTTTTATCAATTTCATAAGCAAATGAACTGTATGACCCGCCTGTTTTATTAACTAGCTTGACCATAGTTGTATCTACAACCCCTGGGACTGCGTTCAGGTGCTTGAAGATTTCAGATATGTATATTGGCTCGCCCATCTCTTTGGTTACGTTTAAAACTTTATTGGTTATTTTTTCAACACAAGCATTCAAGACATCAAAGCGATTTACTCCAGTCTCTGCGATTACCTCAAATTGTATTCCATAGTTTATAATTTTACCATCCAAGATATCAACACTATCATTTATCATTCGATACCTATCGATCCAAGTTTTTAAGTTTGTTTTCAATTGACTTGGTGGTAATTGCAATCTGCCGTCTGACCCTTGGGCCAAAACATATAAATTTAAATTTCTATTAGCTGATCTTGGGTCTTGTATTATGTTAACACGTTGAACTCTGCCAAATCCGCCTGGCATTCTATAGCAAACGCTGATATAATCTTCTTTGGTTACGGCTCTGTTTTGTGAAGCATAAGTGCTATACGCTCTAATTTTTATCTCTTCCGCCGTTAGCTCCTCGGTATCCCCAAGTATTGGCTCAGGATTCTCAACCTCTATGGAAGCCTCAACCGCAGCCAATAGTGGCGGAGATAAGATATCTCGATTATCAAACGTAAGAGAGGAGTCTAAAATCTGCGTAACAGTTGAAGCTGCTGCGTTTATTGTTGAACCCTCATTCGATCTGTATGTTATGGTCAAAGTCGTGTCCTCTGGGGCCACACCAAATTTATCAGTCTTAATTAAGTTACTAGGATCAAAAGTAGAGTCCGATATATATTCTCTACCTGTCACATCCAAAACAACATCTGCTGGGCTAGCTAACAGGTCGCCAGTTAAATTATCAGAAGAACCATAACCAAACTGTAGAAATGTATTACCTTCGGTATCAAACTCTGTCACAAACCTGCGTGGACAAGGTTTTGTTTTCATTATAAATGGAACAGAATCTCTGTTGGTTCCCCTATTCGGCTCTTTAGACAACACAATATCCTGCGTAAGGTAATCAACTTGAAAATACTCATTTCCTTGTGAATCTACCACTGACACAATCTCTGAGACTTCATCTGCCGACATTTGTAATCTAAGGAATCTTTGATAACTCCCTACTTCTATTTCCTCTTCTCTCAGCCTTCCTGACACTACCTGTCCAGTTCCTTTAATTGCAAACTCTGTTGGGACACCAGTATCAGGATTGACTTTTGCCACGGTTATTTCATTGTTACTATCAGTAAAATCAATGTCTTGACTCACCGTATATACTGCACCGCCGCTGCCGCCAACAAGTGTACCTCTTTTAAGAATTGGTATATAATTTGTATCCGGACCACCAGTTGTTGCCGCAGCAGGGATTAAAACATAAAAGTTACAAATCCCAGTAGCAGTTGCGGACCCTGGTAATTTATATCCAAGTTGTTTGGCCAGTCTTTGAACATTTGGAAGTTCAATAGCAGTATCTAAGAAGCTTTCGTTTGCTTGATAATCAGTGTAAAACGATAGTTGATCACCAACGTAAGCTACCAGATCTAACATCAATGCGCCAAAAGACGCCTCATTAAAATCCTGAAACGTATTCGCATAATAACGTTTTGCATAGTTCACAAGAGATTCTTTGATTGTTTCAAATTCTCTGTTTGTGTAATTTATTGGACGTTTTGGCATTACTTAACCTCTAAGCTTCAGTAATTAGTTCTGATTCTGAGTTATTATCAAGGTATCGCTATCATTAATTGACCCTACGTTATACCTTATAACTAGCCGGACTGCATTGGGGGATAGACTCTCGTCTTCCTCCGGAGTTAAAAGTAACAATTCTTCTATTTCAACAAAAGGCATGAATTTACTAATTTGCGTTGAGATACGTTGTCTTAAAGCTGAATATGTTTCAGCGGTTGCAGGCTCAAACAATAAGCGTCGGACTCCTGCGCCAAAGTCTGGTATCATAACTCTTTCGCCAGGGGATGTCAATACTAAATTTTTTAAATTTTGCTTAACAACATCTTTCAATGTCTTGTTTAACCTAAAAGGCCCGTCGGTGTTATCATAAGTTAGGGGTAACGAAACTGATATACCTTCTAGTTTATTTGCCATCTAGTCCCCCTCCAGTTCAGCTATAAAATTTGCCATCTCTGTAATTATGCTCTCGACTCGATTTCTTTGATCGTTATTCCAGGCATCTATACCTAAATCTCTAAACAAGGATGATTCATCAAGTTCGGCGACTTTCTTAGTAATATTTGCTAAAATACCTATTACCGTATTACCTCTAGCAGCCCTAGTGCGAACAGTACCGCTATTGTAACTAAAAAGTCTATCTATTTTTCTAAACGGCGGCGCTCCTGACGGTAGGTTGTTAGCTCCTATCTCTCCATCAAATCCAACAAAATGATTAAACGCACGAATAATGGCACCATAAAAAGCTGTTTCTTCCATAGGATCTTTAAGTCCGGCAGTTTCAGAAATCATACCGTCTTCTATAAGATTTTCAAGATAGCCAAGTTTTTGATTACCAAAGGCCTGCCTTTTACTAAACGGAGGTGACCTGTGATAGTTTCTAGATAAGGTAAAATCGGCCTGGGTAATAGAATCTTTACCTCCCACCTTCAAGTCAATTTCTGAGTTATAAGCTCGCTCTTCTATCACTCGGACGCCTTCCGACCCATACGGAGAAATTCCCAACGAAGATAAATTATTTATAGTAGAAACAATTCGTTTAATTTTACCACGGTATGCTTGATCATCTCCTGCCTGTAAAAAATCCTGATATCCATCTCTTTTACCAAAAACATTTCTGCCTGTTGTCTTGTAAAGGTGTTCCGATCGTGCAACCTCATTTGCAAAGTAGCCAAGTCTCCTTTCAAGGGCTATCTTCTGGGCACGAATAGCGTTACAAGCCTCCAAAAGCGCTTGGTATCTTGCTTGGTCTCTTGTTAAATCTCGCCTATTATTGTAAGTTCTACCCCCGAACTCAACCGGGAATGGGTTTGGTGTGCGCTCCTCCTCTGGTACTACTTGGAATCCGCCGGCAATCAGACCAACTTGTCGTTCTTGTTCTTGTTGTCGTTCTGCCATTTCTTCTGCGTCAGGACCTCTGAAGAAGTTTAATAGCTGCTCTCTTCTGGCTTCCGCTTTTTGATCGTCTTCTATTAGTTCGTTCAATGTTTTTGGTTGCCTCAAGTCTGATTGTATTAAGTTTGCGGTAAAACTCGCAGCAGGATCAAGAATTGATTTTAACCCTTCGTCAGCGGTTTGCACTCTCTTTTTGGCATAAAAAGCCATTGTTGGCAATTTATCAGTGATCGCAACAACCTTATCGTAAAAAATATACTGCAACCCAACTAATAAAGGTATCGGGACCGCAGCTAGAAACTGTTCGTTTTTAAATGTTTCAAAACTATCTGAAAAACCAAGACCACTTAGCCCGCCTGGTTCTGCTAGGTAACCTTCTTCACCTTCGGGCCCGAACCCAGAAAAACTTAAATTACTGTTTCCAAATGTTCCAAAAGTATTGCCTGTATGCATATATCTAATCAACATTTCATAAGCTGATTTTCGATCTAGGGCGGGTCGGCCTTCTATGTTTCTTATAACGTCCTGATCTTCGATCTCTTCAAACAAGTTCATATTCAACCGACCCCATCCTCTAAAATCGTCATCTTCAGTATCAGCTTCAGATGACATATTATAAAGTGTCTTTCTCAACATCTGTTGAATAACGTATCTTACTTGTGCTTCGGGGTCAGAAATTAATGCAGGATTAAAAACTATTCCAGATTCATCGATATCGGTTCTTGAACAAGTCCTAACAACAAATTCCATGCCTTGTATTAAATAACCAAAAATGTTTTGCTCTCGAAAGTCTGCAATAACTTTATTTGAAATATACGCTGTAATCATTTTGAGTGTGTCTGGCGTTTCGACTGAGTAACCATTATTAAAAAGAGGTGCTACATTTAAAGCAAAATTAAATAGTCTTTGCTGAATAGCGTTGATAGTCGCTACGGCCTTCTGCTCATCAGGTCCATAATTGCAGGGATCCCCATTTGGAAGAAAGCCTGGTATGGCTGCTTGTTTAATCGTGTCATCAACTCGGTTTTTCACTCTTTCATTTGCATACAAATTATAGCTAACGGTCCTAGTAACGTTGTATAAAGAATTAAGATATGGATACATTATTCCACGAACAGCCACACCATCCACTGTGTTGTTTTGAGGAGTAAAACCAGAGAAAACACTACTGGCGACCGCATCAGCAACTGTCCTTGTTCCAGTGCCACCTTTACTGTCCTTGTTTCCAATTGTTTTTCCATACCCAATATGCATTAAGTTACTATGATTTCTGTTAATTGTGTTTGAATGATTTTGGCGCACTTGCTGCGATCCTTTTAATATGTCCGACGCCTGATCTAAATGGTAGCTAATTTTATATTTGTTGGCGTTAGCTCCGTTTCCGGCTTCCGGGTCGTCGAGGGGCGAAACGGGTTCCTCTAATTTAAATTCGCAAATTAGTTGAGGAGGGAAGGATCGATATCCTATACGAGCTTCCTCTCCAGCGCCGATAACCGCTCTTTCACTCTTGTTGAAATAAACCCTAACGGTACCGGCTGGCTCATTGTCACGAGGAATGTAATCCAACTGAAGGCGTCCGAACGATTTATCATTTGGCGGACTAGCATTACGTCCTAATCCAGTATTCTCAAAACCCATATCATAATGTGGATGATTGCCAGGTATACCCGCTACTGGACTAATACTATACTTAATTGAAGTTGGTGGAACATATTGACTAGTTCTAGCTCGCCTTACCTCTCGCTGACCGTCGCTAATTGCTGCATAGTTATCACCAAAATAGCGTTCATAGAATTTATATATCTGTGTTAATTGCATTTTATTGTCTGCGCCAGCAGCCGTAAGAGAAGCTTGGTCGATCTCTTGTTCAGCTAAAGATCTCAATGCTTGCGTGGTTGAAGTAGCTTGAATGCCTTGTGCATCTCTTGAAGCCTTTCCAAGGAGAGCTAGCAAATCTAAAAACCATTGTGCAAGTCCAAGATTGTCCCAAAAATTGCTTATTTCCAGTCCAAAATCAAAGTCTTTAGCGGCCATTTCACATAAAAGACCTATCTTAAGGGAATTTTGTTCTATTCTTTGTCCAATTTGTGATCTTAATTGTCTTTTTGTTAGTCCGCCGGCAACTATTGCATCATCTTCTGCATCTGTTAGTTCTTCTAATCCGATGTCCAGCCCTGCACCCAGCCCGTAAGCTAATATATCTCGATCATCACAATATGCTTCTTTGGTGTCAAGGGGTTTTGCAATCCCTAATGAAATATCAGGACCAAGAAGTTGCCCCAACCGCTTAAAATATCTTACAATAAGATCTTTAGAAAAATTTAACGTGGCGTAGCGAACATCTCCTATGTATACAGATTCCTGAACACTGTTGAGCAAATGTCTTGTAAACTCGTCACTATAGCGATCTCCTGCTAAAATGGCTTGTTGGTCTGCGTTTGAAAGTTCATCTACCCTTAAAGTTCCTAAGTTTATTCCTCGATACAGGGAATCTATTAGGGCTTGTCCCCCAGATCCCTGAAGAACTGCCACAACATCTATGTCAACCATTAGGTCAGAACAATCATCGTTTAACTGCCTTAGTTGCTCAAGAGAAGGTGGCCTTTTCACAAGTCGAGACGCATTACCCCTGCCTTCACTAACGATAGTTGTGTCCTCAATACCTAGATCTCTAGCTACCTCTAGCAAATCAATATTTGCATAATCAACAAGTTCGTTAATTCTAACACGACCATAAGGCGAATGAACTCCCCTAACCTTGTTGTCTGTTAACCTACCCTTAGCAACAACAGTTTCTGGCCCGCAGCCGGAAACAGCTAGTAGCAATTGCTTGAAGGCTTGCAATATTAACTGTTTGACAAACTCAATTATTAGTTTGTATAACTGATCTCTCCATAATTTCCACAAATCAAAAGTAGGAGTTTTAGTAAGACTTATTCCACGAGGAGGCGTTAATCCTTGTTTTACCAAAGATTGAACTTCGGGTGGGACACCGCCCGGCTCCAAAACCTCCTTTGTTAAAACATCTCCAAGCACCCTAAAACAAGCGTAGAACTGCCTATTAATTTCTCTTTCAATATCACGACCTATTTGGTCTGGGTTGTCAACATATCCTGCACCCTGTAACAATAAGTTTTCATTCTTTTTAAGCTCAACAACTTCATCTCTAAGAATTTTTACAACAACACCAACAACTTGCTTAAAGCTTGACTTGCCACCAAAAAGTTGATATACTAAAAAAGCATCATTAAGATATTTTGCAAGTGGTGTCTCGCACCCTGCGTTATTTAGAGTGCTTGTAAAGAAGCCGAGTGCCTGATTGCCGATTTGAAATCTTTTTTGAAACTGTCTTTGAACTTCTGCTTTGGTCTGAGCCTTAGCCTGTTTCTTGTTCTTTTTTGGACTTGCCTCAAAAGTGTTTTTACCTAGCGCAGTGCCAGATGGTTCTTGAGGATACTTGTTGTTGCTTTTTTTATTTTCTTCTTGCTTATTTTTTATATCCGTGGGCTTTATAATTGGACTAGGATAAACATATTTTTGAACAAACTCAATGGGGGGCGGCAATTCACTATCACTAACTTCTGCCAATCCTGCAATTTCAACAGAGTGGAATAAAAAAGCGATACTTGTAGGGGGAACTTCTCTGAATATTAGAAAAGTGTAAATTGATGGTAAATCTTCTAGGGAAAATTGTTGCCCATTGTAAAATAATTCAATTGGTTTATATTTTGCGTCACAAACAATTTCAACTTTTGCACTGTTGTCTATCTCTATCCCAAATTTCGCAAGATACTTTTCCAGTGTGGTAATTATTGATGCTAATCGCTCCGCTTCTTCTGCAAGATTGACGCCATTCATCATTGATGGGGTTATATTTTCTTGCTCAAGCTTTCGATGATATAATTTTAAAACCCTCTGCGTGGCTCTAATATTTTCTTTCATTTCTCCAACTACCATTGGAGTTCGTCTTAGTCCGTTGTTGTCAGGCTCCCCCCTGTTTTCCAACAGCTTCTTGGCTCTTTGTAACACAGTCGGACTTTCATCCTGTGTAGACTTACCACCAACCTTACTAAGTTTTTCAATCTCAGCTTCAGGTATTTTTACAGCCAGTGTCCAAAAACTTTGCCCCGCAGGCGCAGGTTGTGGCCTGTTTGGACTACCATAGAAACTAAGGAACTCGACTTTACTAGGGTCAATCGCTGCCCGATTTCTTGCATTGTCTCTATCAGCAAATTTAAGGATCTCAGGAACAGCGAAATCAAACTTAAAGTTTGATATATTTTGAACTGCCTGGTTGCCACCAGCAATATCGAATGACTTAGGGTTTTTAGCAAGAGTCCTAAAAACACACCAATAATTTTTTTGTTGAGGATTGTAGTAAACTTTTTTCAAAAGATTTTTATTTGCATAGGTGGCAACGTTTACTGATATCTCGTTTGTTACGCCCAGTTGTTCATTGCTTGTTCCCGCATCTGACGGAACATTGTTTGTCCAATCGTCAAGGTCCACCTCGGGGTCTACTTTTTTATTTTCCTCATCTAGCTCTTTTTTTACCACTGTCAATCCAGATGGTATTGTGTCCCCAGGCTGTCCAGCAGCCTGTAACAATTGTTTAACCCTGTTGCTAGAATACGCAGGAACTAACTCCGGCAATCTTGAATTTGCCTCATTAAAAGGAAGTGTTACAATTTGACCTGGCTCGATAAGGTCTGGATTGGCTCTAAACTGAGCGTTTTCCTCCACTGCTAACAATTGCTCTAAAGTAATCCCATACCGTACAGCTATTTTAGATAGCCAGTCACCCTCTACAACCGTATACTTTGCTTTGTTGTTTCTTGGTCCAGCCGGATCATTAACAGTCTTTTGGTTCTCTGGTCGTTGAGCCGCCTCTGTTGTCACTGTGTCAAGGGTTGAATTTTGCATATTGATGGCATTTGTAATAACCGTCAACATATCTTGCTGTTCTTTTTTACCTACAAAAAACAAAGCCCATGTTTGGCCAGATAGTCTTGGGTTTTGTGGGTTGCCTGGTGATGTTGAGGAGCGAGCAACTTTTGCGTTTTGGGGATATAGTGCTGCATATGCCAAGGCGTCATCCAGAAGTAGAAATCTATTATCTTCTGTTAATCCGTATCCTTGGACAGCACGAGAAACCTGTTGTCCGATATTTAAGTGACCATAGCCACCCAACACAGAGGAGTGAATCATATCAAGAATAAACTTGTTTCTTTCATCTTCGTAGTCATATCCAAGACCACGCCTGATGGGGGTGTTGCCTTCGGGTATGTTGGTCCATCCCGTTATTTGTCCATCATCGTTTTTGATGGCTTCGGGCAAATCGTCTTCAAATATTTCTGGTACTGGGTTTACTATGTTTTTCATAAAATTACTTAGTTTGTATTATTAAATGTGCTATTAATGTAGCCGGATCCGGGTACTTCAAGAAAATTTGTCTTATATCTAATAGCGTTCTTGCCGTAAGTTCCTAAATTAAATCCAAGGGTACCTAATTGAGAAAATTGTGAGATAGCGGTGACAGCAAAGTCCGGGGATGGACTAACTGGCGCACCGGGTGCAACAGCTATATGAGTATGAAGAGATAAAGCTATCAACATCTGACAATACAAAGTGTATAGTGTTGTTAAATTACCATTCACATCGCTTACCAAATCTGTCAACTCGCTTAGGGCGGCTGTAAGATTATCACCCTTTACCAGGGGCTGGAGGTCAGCATCATTGTTCCCAGCAATTAGGTCTATGCCTTCCTGTATATCTATTCTAACTCCCTGCCCATCATAAACATCAGTGCCTGTGACCAGCTTTATACCGTCTCTTGCAATAAGCCTAACGGCATCGGCCTTAACTGCAACCGCAGACTTGTTTCTTGAACTACCTACATTTCCCTCTGGTAAAATAAAATTATCATCAACATCCGTTCTTTGACTTATATAAATTCTTGCCGAGTCAAGCTCAGGACTCTTGTCCGTATAAACGGACATATTTTCTTCGTTAACCTCTACACCAGTTGCTCCCCCGAGTCCAACAACTAAATCTATTGTTCCACACTGTGTGACTCCAATGCCACCGTATCCAGATTCTATATCTCTTGGCCTGTCTCTGCCCATCACAATATAAGAATTGTGTTTTCCTTGGTAGACAGTTTCTGCCTCAGTGTGATTAAAGTTTGGCACAGCCTCAACAACAGAGGTGTTGAATAGTCCGCTGTTTTTTTCTTTGGCTCCGGGCTGATTCTTTAGCTTGTCTAGTTCAGATTGAGGAACCCCAACTGTACTCTGTCCTTCTTTTAGTGTCATTTATTTTAACCTTGGATAAACGTAATTTGGACCAAGATCTGGATCCACGAAAACATCTCCCGCTGCTTCCTTCTTTCTGAGTGCCTTGGCTTTGCCTGGGATTCGAAGCGGCTCAAAATGAACTGGGTCATAAAAGCCTCTAAAGTTACCGCCCCAAATAAAACCAAATCTTTTTGCTATGTTGTTAATCTCTTTCCATCTACTTATCTCTTGCGGAGTCTTAGGAAACCTCTTCCCCCACTGACCACCTTTAAACATCTTACCAGTTCTTTTATCACGTCCTCGGGCAATTTCAGCGCAGTCAAAAGCCACGCCAAACTGGTGTATGCTGCTCTTAGGTAGTCCTCTAGCATTTGTAAGTTTTTTAGCACCAGGCCTTACAGTACGTCCAACCGCATATAATGAATCTTGTTTTTGAACAGTCCTGTATGCCGAGGTTACCCTAAGATAAATATTTTCTTTGTCCGCAGCATAATTTATAAATTGCGAAACAACTTTTCTGATGTCTGGATGCAGAGTCTTTATAAGGTGGTCTGATCTCTTATCCCAGGTTGGTTCGGGTTTATCTGAATTTGTTTCTGCACCTAATGGCTGCTCAAACCTTACATTCTTATTGCCTTGTGGGGTTTGGTTACGGTAATTGCCGACAGTTAATATTTGGCCATCACAAGGATCTGTTTTCCTAGAACCTCCAGAAGGAGTGGTTGCGTTAGTACCCGGCGACGCTTCAAAAGGGCCTGGACCAGCAGAGCGAGCATTTACACCTTGGTTGTCTGGGTTTGCTGTTGGAGGTGACCCCGGAACATTTGCAGGTTGTTCTTGTTCCGGCAATCTTGAATTTTGAATCGCTGCTGTAGAGTCCTCTGTCGGAGAATTTAACTTTCTTGGGTTTCTTTCACTAACTGTCGCTGCTCTATTTTCTCCAGATATTGCAGCACCACCTGCCGGAGTAACTGAGGATTTGCTAGGGTTGCCTGGTCCTGTACAATCATCAGGAGTAGGTTTAAAGAAATTTGCTATTTTTCCAACAATCCCTTCGACTATTCCAGGGTTTTCCCCACCTGCAACTTTTGTTGTTTTAACTATTCTTTCTATTTGACCATTGCCAAATAACTTAGTCTTATTAGCTTTGTTGTAAAAACTTACTTCAATAACATCGCCAAGTTTTGGCGTTCCACCAATTTTGTCAGGATCGCCAGAAAATTCAACAAGTAAATCAATTCGTGATTGGTCGTCATATGTTTCCGGAATCATAACTGTACTATGAGTAATATCTGGTTCGTCTATCCTGGCTCGAACTCTTACCTGCGACGCACCAAAAATACTGTCCAAAAATCCATTCTCTTGCTCAACTCTATACACAGTTGCAAAATGTTTATCAACTGTAAGATTATTTCGAGAATCAACCTTTAAGTGATCAAACATTACCTCCTGAAGAACGTCAAAGAACCCTTCTCGGCCAGGCGCATAAGGTCTCTGTAGGTTTGGAGATTGTGGGCGTGGTATTCCAAAGGATTCATATTTTGGTATAGCTGGTTTTTTGGACTCTGACACCCTAATCCTCCTTAATCATCTTAAATAGATTTTCACGATCAAAGTCTGTAAGACCCTCTTGAGCACTAGCAGCCTCTCGTTTTTGGACTAAAGTGGCCAACTTAACCAGTTGTTCATTACTTCTTTGGAGGGTCTCCACATATTTTGCAGCGACAGGTCCAGAATCCGAATATCTGTCTTGATTCCCAGGTACGCCCATATACTCCTGTAGTTCCATCAGAAGTGTTTCAGTAAGCTGTCTATCGTTTTTTATGTTATCTAAAGCCTGCTCTATTAATGAATCTAGGTCTTTTTTCATCTGTGGCACCTCCGCTTACTTTAAATAGGTCGGTATTATATTTCTCCGTTGTCCCATTTTTTCTTAAAAGTGCCGTACCTTTCTCTCATGCGATTTAAGGAACTAACAATTTGTTTTGTGTTCAGACCAGTTATTTCTCGAAGATAAAGGTATATGGCTTTTTTATTGAATATCTCTATTTGATCAATACTCTCCATCAGGGTTATTACAGCGTTAAGAACGCACTTTTCATTTTCCCTAAGATTAGGTCGGTCCCAGCTTTTAACTTCGCTTAAAAGGTGAATCCAGAATTCTGCTTCTTCTTGTTTTTCTTCAAAGGTCTTGCTCTCATTTGCGGTAACTACTTCTATCTCTTTCACTAAATCATCGTAGTTTATTTCTCTTTTGTTTCTCTGTGTTTGCTTTTTTGCTTTATGGGTAAACCAATTTTTTGTAACGACTGAAAAATAAGAAAAAGCTTTTGTGCCCTTTGAGGCATCAAATTTCCCTAATATAGTTGTTAGCCATATTTTGCAATCATCTTTCAAAACGTCTATATTATCTAAGGACGTGAATTTATATGTGTAAACAATTTTGTCAACTAGTTCATTAAACGCAGGCTGTATCTTGTCTCTGTACAGATCCTCTCTAATTTGTTTACACTCAGACTTTGCATATTGTATTATGGCCTCTTCTGTTTCAGTAGTGAAGTAATAATTATTCTTCTTCTTCGGCATAGTATTCCTCCTCTGCTACCTCGGCTAGAAAGAATACTTCTTCAAGTTCTTGCAAGTCAGCAACCAGATCTTGAGTGTGCGCCATGAGTCCCCTCATTGTCTCATCGCCATAAAATGTAGGCAACTCATAAACAGCACTAAGATGTTGTCTGTATCTCTCCACCTTTTCTTTAAAAATAAAGCTATTATCTGATAAGTATCTGAATCTTTTTAGTAACTCTCTTACATACCAAGCCAAACATGCAGAAACTAAAACAAAAAGAACAAGCAAAAACCAAGCAATCATTTATTTTCACGACTCCTTAGTCTTTTCTTCTCTCTCTCCATCTCTTGTTTTGTCTCCTCAATTGTCTCTTTAACAATTTTACCAGGCGAGGCGTTTCCTTTGTTCAAGCGCTTTGCAATGTTAACCGGAGTGTTTAACATTTTGTTAAGAGCTTCGCTTCCACAAGACTCGCAGGTGGTCATTTTGACTTTATAAGAGTGAAAATATTCAAATATTTCCTCGCACTCACCACATTTATAAACATAAGTTGGCATTTACTCGGTTTCGAATACGTTAGCTTCTTTATTCTCGGTGTAAATAGGAGGTGGATTATCAACATAGATCTCCTCGTTTTTTACAGAGAGATCCCACTCTGACAAAAGCTCTGTTATGTCAATTTCCTCAGATAGACATTTTTGCAGAGTCATTAACAAGGCTCCAATGGCCTGATTAGATAGTTTCATTTTCTTTCTCCTTAAAGTATTCTAAAGTATTTATGGCCTTATCACATATGAAAAGATCATATGGTGGCTTCCACATTTTAATTTGATGACATTTAACACCCCACTTTTTTAACTGTTCCCGAGTTAACTCTGTCCAGTCAATCCCTGTGGTCCCACCCCTGGCGGTCCAATAAACTATCTGGTGTCCTTGGTCATAGAGGTCATTAATTTTTTGTATTCTTTCCTTAATTGGAATAGCGTCTGGATAATGACGCTCTCCCTCATAGGTACATATTGTATCATCTATATCAACGTAAATTAGCATTTTGTAAAATTCTTGTCGTTGAGTATTCACCAATACGGTCAAAAAACTTTAGTTCTTTTGCATATTGGGAACCAACAACATATTTCCCTTCCCAGTCCGATCCTACAACAAGAATATCAGGCTTTATAGATTTTATTAAGCTTTCTAAATCGTTCCTTGATGAAAATGAAATTGTTTCATCAACATACCTTATCGATTTTACTAAAAATTCTCTGTCTTCTAGGGTGTTGAAAGGCCTGTCCTGTCCTTTGGCAAGTTTAACTTTTTCGTCCGTATCAAGTCCTACAATAAGTTTGTCACCTAAAGATCTTGCGTATTTAAACATTTCAATGTGTCCTCGATGTAAAACATCGAAGCAACCATTAGTCCAAACAATTTTCATACTACACTTACACCTCGCTTTTGGACTACTTTTGTGGCGCATTGATTTGCAAAGTGTATCGCATCGTCAATATTGAAATCTTTTAAATATTCGACCACAAGTCCCGCTATAAATGTATCGCCCGCACCAGAGGAGTCCTTTATTTCAACCTTCTCGACAGGGTATATTTTACCACGGTGCTCACATCCGTTTGACCCAAGAGTTATAATCAACTGGTCATATAACTCTTTTTTTAATAAGTGTTTAGTCCTAGCGTGCTCATAATAATTTATCTTAATGTAATTCATATGATCACACCAATCACCTAATAGTTTTTTAGTGTCTAAGAAAACTTTATCGTGCATCATAGAAATTTTTTTCATCACTGCCTCAGATAAAAATCCTTTACAGTAATCAGATATTATAACAGCGTCGTAGTTTTTTATGTTTTCCTCTATTAAAGAAATATCAAGCTCATCTACAACTTCATCATTCTCATCAATTCTTAAAAGCATTTGATTTGTTTTATTGTCAATATATCTGCTTTTTTTAACCAACTGCCAGTTACTGTTTGTGATAATATCACACTCCACACCAAGTGATTTAATATTATGCAAAACGTTCATGGCCATACCATCCGATACAGTGGTTGCTGTCCCGTTAAAAACTGGGACGGGTGCATCAGGACATAGGCGGTCGCAGTTGCCGTAATTAAAAACATCTTTGCAGCTTTCGCCTATAACCAAAATTTTAACAGACATTATCTAGAAAGAAACTCCTTATCGCCCTTGACTTTTTGTCGCCAATAATCTAACAAGTCATTCATCGTTTTTTCAAATGGTATCGTTGGTTCCCACCCTGTATGATTTTTAAACTTAGTCGTGTCTGGAACTTGTAGATCTGCATCAATTGGTCGTAATCTGTCTGGGTCAGTCTCAATTTTTATATCTTTTACAGTTGACTGGCTGATTAGGTATCTCAACATATCTTCAACGGTACAACTGTAGCTTCCACCAATGTTATAATATTCGCCGGCTGTTGGGTTATGAGTTACAAGTAAATAATAGGCCCTAACCGCATCTCTGACGTCGGACCAAGTTCTTAATGATTGTAGATTACCAACCTTAATTACGGGAGGTAACTTGCCAGCCTCAATCATAGCAATCTGTTTTGCAAAGGTTGATTCTGCAAAAACATCCCCACGTCGGGGTCCTGTGTGTGTAAACATCCTAGTTGTCATAACGGTTAGTCCGTATGCTTCAGCATAGTATCTTCCAACTAAATCAGTACCAACTTTAGATATCGCATAAGGTGACGCCGGATGGAAAGTAACTTCCTCATTAATTGGAAGGAACTCTTTTGGTACTCTTCCAAAAACCTCTGACGACGCACAAACATGTATCACAGGTTTCATATCTAAGTCTCTGATAGACTCTAGAAGTTTTGCCGTCCCCAATATATTGGTTTCAAGTGTCTCAAGCGGTGCAGCAAAACTTGTTTGCGGATAACTTTGAGCAGCAAGATGAAACACATAATCTGGCTTACTTGTTCTAAGAGCTTTTGTTATCGAAGGATAATCATTTAAATCGCCATAGATTAAGTTCACTCTATCTTTAGAATTTATTCTCGGAAAGATATGTTGTATATTTTCAAAATTATCATTCCACCTACAAAATCCGTAGATATCCCAGTCAGTATTTTCTAAAAGATAGTCGGCTAGGTGTGAGCCCACCATTCCGGTGATACCAGTTATAAAAGCACTCTTAGACATCAATGTTTTCCTTATACCAATGTAAAGTTTTTTCTATGCCTTTATCAAGGGACACTTGCGGTGACCAACCCAACTTATCAAAAGCCTTTGTACAATCTAAATACAGACTAGTTTTAATAGTTGGCTTAGTTAAGTCAGAGTAAATTTCCAATTGTTTACCAGAAGAATCAATAATTTTTTGTACAAGATTGCGAACCGATGTTGCTTCACCTAATCCAACATTAAATAACTCATAGTTTTCGCTCTGATTCTCTAAGGCCAATTCAACAAAGTTGCACAAGTCATCAACGTGAAGAAGATCTCTTTTTTCCTCGCCTGTCCCCCACATAACAACTTTATCTTCTGCGGTCATAACTTTAGTGACTGTAGCACCAAAGACATGACTCCTCTCAAGGTCATATTTGTCGTGAGGACCATATATGTTTGAGTGCCTAATAACTGTATGCTTTGTTCTTCCTAATCTGGAGTAGAAGTCGCACATCTTTTCGATATAAACCTTTGTGTTGCCCACACCAAAATATTTTGGATATATCTCATCCTCTCCCGAAAAATCACTCTCAGATAAGGCCTCTTCACTTGGCTGGTACATCACCGTGCAACTTGGGAAAACAAAATGTTCAACGTTGTTTTCATAGGCAGATCGCAGCAATAAAGAATTCATAACCGCATTATCTGTAACGTGAATAAATGGCTTGGTTGTAATATCTTTAGCACCAGATGTTGTGGCAGCGAACTGAAGGACAATATTAATACCCTCCATCACCCTATCTACATCTTCTTTATTGTTTAGGTCAGCATAAATAAATTCAACATTCGGGTGCTCACTTGGTTCAATATCTGGCTGTTTATTATGGTAAATGGCTCGGACACTATACTTGTCCTTACTGGAGAAGTGTTCTAGCAAGTTTTTACCGATAAATCCAGTGGCACCGCACAAAAGAATTTTCTTTGTCATTTACTTCTTTCCTTTATAAATCTTTCAATGTTTCCCAACGATGTATACCAAGCTGTTGGAAATTTTTCTTGAAGACACCTGTTTGATATGACGGGTGTCTCATAAAGGTAATCCCCAAAACTTACAGTCTTAGAAAAATGTTTTGCTATATCTTTAAGTCTTATATTTTTTGACGCTACAAAATCCATAATACCAGAGTAGTTGTTGTTTGCGGAAACTTGTATCATCGACAGTATATCACTTTGTAAGACATAATTAAACGTTGAATCTTCCGACAAGGATAATGCAGGATTATTATCATCTAATATTCTTAAAAGACTATTCTTTCTCATTGTTGGCCCAATAATTGCACTTGTTCGAACAACCAAAGGACTCGTTGCTAACTCTCTAACAATAGACTCGGCCATTAATTTTGTTGTCTTATAAAGATTATCCTCCTCTCGATAAATGTCAACAGAGGACAAAAATACAAACTTATCGTGAGACAGAGAACACAAACGCTTTGTTAAGAAGATATTGTCTTCCAATATTTTATAGTAATTGTTAGTATTCTTTGAAGCGTTAAACGCACAATGCACAATTAGATCAAAATGCTTGTGTTTCCTAAAAACAGAATCAGCGTTTTCTCTAGTTAAACCAATACAATCAATGTTAGAGGCAATGTATTTTCCAAGTCCGCTGCTAGCTCCCGTGACAAGCACACTATTTCCTAAAGGCATTGTGGCGGTCATCAATCAAGCTCCTATTTTCCTCGAACCAATCAATCGTCTCTTGGATACCGTCGGCTAAACTAATTGTCGTCTCAAATCCCACCTCTTTAGCACGAGTTGAATCAAGGATCCTTCTTTTATCTCCGGCTGGTTTAGTGGTGTCCCAAGCCACCTGAAGTTCTTTTGGGCACTTGTCAACTACAATATCAACTATCTCTTTGATTGCGATGCCTTCGCCGCTGCCTAGATTTACTGGCTTGGTCACTTTGTTATCAACCATGTGAATCATACCTAAAGCAACATCTCTAGAGTGAATGAAATCTCTAATTGGGGAGCCATCACCCCAAACTTCTAAAGTATCATTCTCAAAAGCCTTACGAATCAAAGAGGGAATAACCATTGCATTCTCAGGGTCAAAATTATCATAAGGACCATAAACATTTGCTGGTCGAACAATAGACACGCAGTCCCAACCGTATTGAATACTATAGGCCTCCGCTTGTAGTTCTCCAATTCTCTTTGCCCATCCTGCAAACCTGTCATTTTCTGAAGGGAAGGTTGACCAAACATCATCCTCCCTAAAAACTTCTGCCGGATGGTATACACCAACACTGCTGGTATACAAATACCACTTAACGCCTGCACGGCGAGCAGCCTCCATCATATTGGTGTTGAATTGGAGCATTGGGACCATAAAATCTGCGGGCTGCTCTTTACACATTTTTGGTGAACCCTTGACGCCGACCAAATTAAAAACATAATCCATACCATCGCAAATTTCTTTACAAGCAGAAAAATCTGTTAGGTCGGCCAGTTTGTACATCACACCTTCTGGCAATCCTCTTGGTGGATCTAAAGAGACAACATAAACCTTGGCACCACGAGCAACTAAAAGATCAACAAGTTGCCTTCCTATCATTCCGGTGCCGCCAGTTACTAAAACTTTTTGGTCTTGAAAGTTAACAGTCATTTAATATCTCGCATAATGTTTTAATTTGTTTAATTTTAAGGTCAGTGTGGTTTCCTACATAAAGTCCATAATCGTGTATATGGTTTGATACACTTAGATCACCAATAATTTTGTGAGGATATTTCTCTAAGTACGGCTGACGAGCTTGATTCCCTCCTCCGGCTGTACCTATTCTATATTCTACCTTGGCCTCTTCTAAGGCTGAACACACTCTATTGAACAGTTCTTTATCCTTCTCTTTCAAAATCAAAGGTAAAGCGAAACTACTATTTCCCTCTAATAAATAATCGGTAAAAAACTTATCTTTATCTAAGTTTTCAAGCCAAAGATTCAAATTTTGTGCTCGCTGCCTACAGTGTCCATTAAGGCGATGTAATTGTTTTAAACCCAATACAGCGTTAAATTCTGTGTTTCTCAAATTATATCCTGGCACCGCAAACAAAAACAACGGATTTAAGTCTGGGTATTTATTCGTGTAACCGTCGGAAACATCCTCGCTGGCTTCTCGAATCATACCATGGGATCTGAACATTTTTGCCAATTCGTATATATCTTTGTTGTTCGTACAAACAACACCTCCCTCAACAGTGGTGATGTGGTGCCCAAAATAAAAAGAAAAGTTTGACATATCCCCAATAGTGCCAATCTTTCTCCCGTTAAATGTAGCACCATGAGACTCACAACAATCCTCAATCAATACTAAATTATGTTTGTCGGCTAATTCAACCAGTTTATCGGTCAGCCCATTAAAACCAAGCGCATGAACTAACACAATGCCAACTGTTTTGTCAGTAATTGCACTCTCAATATTCTCAGCAGTAATAGCCAGGCTTTCTGGATCAACGTCCACAAACACAGGAGTCATACCCAGGTTGACCACTGGGGCTATATCGGACACCCAACCAATTGGTGGCACAATCACTTCTCCACCGCCCTTGAGTTCCTTCATAATTGAAGTCATAATATAGTTTGCAGAAGCACCAGAGTTAACAAATACTGTGTATTTAACCCCAAGCCAATCAGACCACGCTTGTTCAAATTTTTTGACATACTTTGATTGTGTAAACCTTACACCTGGCTCTTGTAGCCACCTAATCAAGGCGAGTTTGTCGTCGGCAGTAATATTATCATTTATTAACGGCCAAGTAAACTTATTTTGTCCCATAGAACTCTCCGTGTTCAATTATTAGTGTTGATTTTGAATCAGATCTTTCATATGCGTCTTTAAAGGCAGGAAAGATGTCTTCTGGCTCTTGCAGATCAACAACATTTACCTCGGTCAACATTCTACGAAAAGCCTCCGTGTGATCTTGGGTATGTTGTGGCCCTGCGTCAATAGGGTTCTTTGTACCAACAGCTACTCTTATGATAACACGAGGAGTCATCTCTCCTTTAGACATATCCCTTATTTTATCAAGATGATTTACTAATTGATTGCAGGCTAAAATAAAAAAATCAAACCGAGGATACATTGTGATCGGAACATACCCCTCCAAAGCCATACCCGTTGATATACCCAATTGCGTTTCCTCAAAGACAGGTAATTCAATTCTTTTTTCATCTGGGACTTCAACTAAAGTACTGGAAATGGCATGACCACTTACTTTGCATGCTTGCCCGAGAAACACAGTATCTTCCTTGCCGGCAAGCCAATTCATTGACCTGATAAGTTCACTTTTATACTTCATTAGAAATTTACCCACTTTCCTGTTCCGTGGTGAGGATACTCCATTTCATACTTGTAATAGATAACGCCATCAGGAGCCTCTTGTTTTTTACCCCAAGCCATATCCGTTGGAGTATGAACACTCATATCATTATCTTCAACAACCCACTGAATAGGGAGGTCAAAGTTTTTGCTATATTTGTAAGCTTCGTGAAAAACACCTGTTTCCATTGTCATATCACCAACAAAACACCAAACACGATTATCGCCACCTTTTTGTTTAATTCCTAGAGCCACACCCAGCGCAAGAGGTATAATGCCACCAACAATCGACGAGGCGTAAAAGTTTGGTTTTAAATTATTTGTTCCCATACTTCTGCCCTCGACAATCGAATCAAACAACTTGTCAGGATCAACACCATGCAGAAGAGCATGATAATGATTTCTCCAAGGCACGAAGACCCAATCATCTTGACTCACGTATTGGAATATTTCTATAAGTTCGTTTTCATTATTTTTTGCTAGATGAATTGGTCCTTTAATTTTTCCAGCTTCGTAGGTATCTTTAACCTTTGTTTCAAAATCAATTAGTTCTTGAGGGGTTATGGACACTTCTCTAACTTTTTTTAAGTGATCAGGTATGTTCATTTATCTCTCGCCTGTAATATTGGGTTGTTTATGGGCCAATTTATATTAACACGATCGTCGTCCCACTTTAAGGTAAATTGTTGATCAACATCTGAGTATTCTCCCTCGTATGCTAATTTGTAGCTAAAAACAGCAGAATCACTCATAACACAAAACCCATTTCCAAAACCGGGAGGTAATAAGACCTGCCTCCTGTCCTTATCATCAAGCATCATACAATCCCACTTTAAATAATTTTTTGATCCTTGTCGATTATCAACAACAACAAAATATAACTCGCCCTGTAAGCAGCTTACCAGCTTCCAAGTCTTGTAGTCACCGTGGATTCCTCTTATGACGCCCTTTCGAGAGGAAGAGAATTTATCGTGTATAAAGTCTAAATCTACCGGGAAAGTGCTCTTCTTATATGTTGTCCAAATATCTCCACGATATTCTCTAAACATATCAGCTTCAAAAATTTTGATCTCTGGGAAAAGCATTATTGCCAGCTAATGTCCCAATCCTTAAACTCTGCCGCTAAACAATCTATCTTGTAATCTTTTCGTCCGCCAGCAATTTCTTGAATTTTATTCTTGGCCGTATTACGAATACCATTTAGTCCGTGAGTTAGCTCTAGGTTGTTACCATCTTTTATGCCTTTTCTATAGTTTGATTCATTGTGCCAAATGTGCAAATTCATCTGAGACAAAACAACTATAGCTCTGACAACTTCTGCGTTTAAACCTTTTGTTTCTTTTAAGCACAGGTCTATATCGTGAACAATGTCTTTAATTTCTTGTGCATATTCTTCTTTGTGTTCTGTAATAAACACTTCTTTAAGTTGGGCAATAGACAATCTATCAATAAGTTCTGATAATGTCGGTAGATATTTTCTAGTCATTTACTAGCTCCGGAAATTCATTTATTAAGTTTGTGGCGAAAGTATCATCCATTGAGATATATTGTTTAGCAAGTTCATAATTCTCATTGATTGCTTCAAACTTGCTTTCGTATAGTTCCTCTGAGATGTTGTCTAGTATGTCAAAGAGTTCTTGTCCTGTGTTGAACTGCAAAATACCATCTTCATTAAAATATTCCCCAATATTTGGACAACCCCAAAAAATCGGAATGGCACCTTGGCGAAACACATCCACCAGAGTTTCTGTGAAGTAATTCTTTTCGCTTGAGTTCATAACCGTAATGCTGAATCTGTAATCCTGTAAAGGTTCGTTTTTCCCTTCTCTAATAGCTCCGGCGGTCCTGCCAGATATGCTTTTCCCAAAAGGTCGATATCCCCCTCCCCACATATCAACTTCATATCTTCCCTTCAAGGCCTCTGCTACCTTGTGTCTCAATCTATGTCCACGAGTCAAAACTTGTTTAGAAGCAATCATAGATAACATTTTACTTTTCTTGTGAACACCTGCATCCTCATTTGAAACTCTTGATGTGCCAATCAGATTTTTAACATACTTGTCACCTCTTGCCAACAACTCTTCATCAAAAGTAAAAATTCGATCAAACTTATGTTCAACTCGTTTAACTTGTTCATAGGCCCAGTCGTGAACACCACGACACTCAACAATAAAAGCAACCTTATATTTTGATTTAACTTTATCTACCCAGGGATCAACTAAATTTTTATCTGTGAAAACTGTAACGCCATCGAACTCAGGGTAACCCATTCCAATACTTTTTTTTATCCACTCGATCTTTTGCGGCTCAAACTCACTTGAGAAATTTTGAAACCCCCAATATTCGTCATAGAACTCCGGAGTGAGGTTATCAAACAAATTTACCTTTACTTTTTTAGTCACCCTTTACCACCCTGTAACTGTCGCTGTCAAAATGCTGTGTTGAAAACTCGAAAAGTTCTGAGTCTTCTAAGGCGATCATCTGATGTCTGAGCCCTCTATATACATGAAAATTGTCACCTGTATTAAGGATAAGCTCGTTCGCATCCTCCAGGCTGTCATCATCACCATATTTGATCAACATCTTGCCGGACTGAAGATAGAATACTTCGTCCTTTAGCTTGTGATAGTGCCAAGAGCATCGCTTGTCTTTATTGAAGAATAGAAGTTTTCCGCAATATTCCTCTTTGTTGACAATCCATCTTTCCCATCCCCAGCCTTTATCGACATGTTTCATTTCTGGAGTGTTCTTGTTTACCATACTGTTTTGCCTCCGTCAATCACCATATTTTCACCAGTCATATATGTGCTAGCATCCGAACACAAAAATGCGATTGCTCCCTTGTATTCATCAATGTGAGCCATACGTCCCATTGGAATAATGTTAGACAACTTCTTTACAAACTCCTCTGGGTGATCATTAAAGACGCCAGTTGGGCTTAAGCAGTTTACTCGAATGTTTTTATTTGCAAAATAAACAGCGAGATACTTTGTCATACCAATAATAGCCCACTTGGCCGCCGAGTATGTGATCGGCTTTACATTTTGCATGTCCTCTGCAACATCGGGCTTTCTATAAATTCTTTGATCGGGAGCAATGACCCCA